TGATGAGCCTCCTCACTGCTCTTCGCCTCTACATCATAGGAATAAGTCCAGTTTTGTGTCTCATGAATTTCAATAGTAAATTTAGGCATTTGATTCCTCCAGATCGTCTGAGTGATACCACTTCGGGTTAATTAAAGAGCGGTCTCGGTAGTAATGACCCGTCTCCATTTCCATAATGAAAAAGTCTGCGTTTTCCTTCCACCAGTCTAGGGGTAGGGCATAGTGCCGAGCATGGGCCTTGAATGTTTCAATGATGGCGTGTTCTGCCTCTGCCTCAGTCAAACCAATGGCAGAGAATTCAAAACTACGGCTTTCGCCTTGTGCTAGATATATTTTCATGACAATTTCCCCTCCGTCCATAATGCACGAGCAAACATAAGCAAATCATCACTTGCGATTAAGCCATGAGCTTGTGCGTGGTGTTCAATTACCTCAATCGGTAATTCTTTATCGGTTGGGTAAGTGTCACCATATAACTCACCCCAAGTTTTTTCTGTGTAATTCATATTTCCTCCGTTAATCTGCGTGAACAGTGTCGTCATCTCCCATAATGGAAGAGACATACCAGTCGCCCGCCTCTAATTCATACTGGCGACCAAGCATGGCGTTAATACAATCAAGACCTAAATAACAAGTGTTACCAATCTTGCTGATTAGTTCATCAGTAGGCATCTCAAACTCTTTTGATGCTTGCTCAATAGCCTCATCAGGCACATATATAACTAAGTTGAATTTCATACTTCCTCCGTGATACTTATAATTAAACGACTTACTCTGTGAATAAAATCAGCATACTGTTTCGCCTCCTCAAGCGTGTCAAACAGTCTGCCTCCGCATACATAACGCATATATCCTCCTGTATGTAAATTACATTATAGCGATAACAATTGTAAAAACAATAGCAATTGTAAAATAAATAAGCATGACCCTTTTAGGGCAAGCATGACCCTTTTAGTCTGAAATTTTCCAAAAGCTCTTCCAGGCAAGCTCCCGGGAAAGCGGAACTCGAGCCCAACTGATCTGGCGGCCCTAAAAAAATGTGTCAAAAAGTCCTCTCCTCCCTTGCGGGATGGCAATAAAAAACCCGCTCAGGTTTTAACTGATGCGGGTTTGTTCTGCGGTTGTTCGTGGTGTCGGTGTCAAGTCTTCAACTTTGAGAATCGCCCGCCTTGGGCAACGCTCGTGATTCATAATTGACTGGATGGCAGATTCCTCCGAGTTGTGTCCGTAGAGTGTGACTTTTGTCGTGCCGTGGTCGTGTTTTAAAGTAAATTGGAAAATCATAATTCACCTCTTTTCAATATCGTGATGGTCATATTGTCGTTGGTGATACGGTCATACTCGCCCGCCTCTAGCTCTGCAATCACTTCCAAAAAGGTCAAATTGATTCGGGCATTTGGGCAGAACCAAGAAGGTTCAGTATCAAAAAGATTCGTCTCGCCATATTCCTTCTGCAAGCTTTCAAGGGTGTGAATCTCGTATATATCGCCATTCCATTCGCACGCATAAATTGAGCGACTATCACCAGTTAAAACGATTGGGTATTCCATAATTTCCTCCGTTGGTTGTATTCCGTGAACCCTTGCGGGTTTTCGTTCTCTTTAGAACTCATCAGACGGACTAAAATAAATTTTTAATAAATGCCTCAATCTCCGCCCAGTCGTTGGACTGAAATAAAACCTCATATTCTCCGTTCTCCTTATGATTGCCAACTCTGAAGCGGGCGTATCGTTCGCCCTCAAGGTCGGCAAAATCGCTTAGTTCTTTGTCCTTGTAGTCCACAAAAATACAAATAAAATCGCCATTCGGTAACTCTTTGCCAAGTGATGGGCAAGCGTCATTGTGCCAAGATGCATCATTAAAACCCTCCAAGGTTGGGAGGGTGTCATCAAAGCGGGGGAATTCGTGCATGTAATTAGTCATTGTCTAAGCTCCTTAAAATACACGGTAAATAATGCTCGTTCCAGTCTGACCGATATAAGCTCCCTCGTCTGTCAGATAGTCCGCCACGGTTTGCATTTGGTCTTCTTCGTCCGCTTCTTCGTCTAGCTCAATGTCGTAATTCTTGGCGATATCTGTAAAGTCCTCTTCACTGAAATCGCAACATAGGGCGATTACATCAAGCTCCAACTCTTCGCCCGTGTCTTCCTCGTATTGCTCCAAGTATTCAAAAAGAATGCCTAGGCCCTCATAAGAAAAGTTATTAGGGCGGACTTGGTTGAAGTAGTCTCTGAATTCGTTTAGATATACGGTCGTTTTCATTTTGTTTTCTTCCTTATTGGTGGGGGTTGTTACTGTTAAAAGTATTGCGGGCGAGTTCAATCAATGCCTTCGCTTGCTCTTCTGTGATTTCTTTGTGGTCGGCAAATGTGGCAACGGTTAAATAGTTATTTCGCCAGTCTAGGTAAGTGTTGATTAAAAATGCTCTCGTGTTCATGGGGTTATCTTCCTGATTGGTTGAAGTATTGTTCTTGCTCTTTTTCTTCTTTAATGAAGTCTTCCATCAAGTCGTGAGCCTCCAACTCGTTAGCGAATAACTCGCCCTCCAAGATTACTTGGGTTGCGTGGTCGTAAACATAAAAGAGATTGTCCTTCTCCATCACTTCAAAACGCTTGCCGTAGTTTGTCCATAAATCCCGCTCAGCTTGCTTTTGCTCTTGTTCCTTCTTGCTCATGTTGTAGCCCAAAATGAAAGCGTTGCACTCAAAGCGATAACCGCTAAAAAATATCTCGCCTTTGGTTGGGTGAACAACTGCGAATTTGGAAGACCCTAAAGCCTCCCTAATGTTGCGTTCTTTAATCTTTAAATCGTCCATTATTTGCCTCCCAAGTTTTTTAAAATTTCGCCCTCTATTACTTCGTTCAAGTGGAAAACTGCAAGGCTCAAAGCCTCTTGATGGTTCAAAATGTCCTCACCCAATGCGGTGCGTTGCTCGTCCGAATACTCTCCGTCTCGGTCGTGGTTTACTAACATTGTGATGAGTTGCTCTCGTGTTAGCTCGTGCAATTCTTCAATCGTTGAGTTGTGTAAATGTTGCATAAATCCTCCGTTTAGTTGTTGCCTTTTAATTATAGTCAAATAGTTTTAAATTGTGCAAGTATTTATTTTACATTTCATTCAATCCCTTTGTTTATAAGGCTCTGTAGTTGTAGATTATATAAATACTTGACTGATCTGGAGGGTTATTGTTGATGAAAAAAGCCCGCTTATTCTGTGGCCTTTTTACTAATCCAGTAGAGGGATAACAGAGGGTAAAACACTCGTTTAGGTGGTAACGTTTCCACTTGTTAGCTCGCCAGGTGATGAGAATCAATTTTTGGCGTTCGGTTGATTCTTTGGTATTGTTCAGATATTCCCGTTTTATACCCATATAAAAGATATGACAGAGAAAACCAAAAAGCCCGCTAATCTTCCGAAGTTGCCTCGCTTATCTAGGAAGCAAATAAGAGAGGGATTAGATAGCATTCCAATGGACACGATTCTTCTCGGAGTAGGCAAATCTAAGGAACTCACCCACAAGCAAAAGCAATTCGCCCGCCATGTTGCACTCGGTAAAACTAAAGCAGATGCATATAGAGAGGCATACAACACAGAGGGGAACACCAAGACAGTAGGCAACAATGCTAGTCGTCTTGCACAGGATACCCGAATCCAAGTGGAAATAGAGGCGTATAGACTAGCCAAAGAGGCGGAGGATTATCGTAATCCCGCAGACTTGAGGAGGCTTGTAATCCATCAGCTTACCCAACACGCCTTGGATGGGGATATCAATCCCGCCCAACGCATCAAATCGTTGGAGCTTTTGGGGAAGGTTGCGGGCGTGGATGTCTTCATGGAGCGGAAGGAAACCACTGTCATACATCAGAGCGGAGAATTAAAAGCCCGCTTGCTTAATCAATTAAAAGCCGTGATAGATGTAGAGAGCAAAGAAGTAAACACTGAGGGAAGTGCCGAGAGCTTACTCAAGGAACTAACCGCACCGCACAATTCCGAGGAGTTTTCGGGCTCGAGTGATCACGAACCTGGCGGCCCCACCGTGGGGGTAGGCCCCGATATTGACCCGTCCGTAGGGGGGAGTGCTATACATAGTATTCCACACAAACAATCCGACTCTAAATCCACTCAGTCAGTTCCGTGTAAGGATACGGATTCGCAAGATGTTGATTTTACTGAGGAAAAAAACGAGGTGGTAACGTTACCAGCTGAAGAGGGGTACCCCAGTGATGATTTCTGGAAGGAAAAGGGTTTGGATGATGGGGAAGACCCCCCGGTAGGTAATTGGAAATGAAAGGGGTGGGGGGTATATTTTTTGAGAAATTCGCTTCTAAAGACCAGTGTTTGGAAAGACTGATGACGCCTAAGCAAAAAGAGATATTTTTAGTTATTGATGAGTGGTGGATTAGGTATGGGTTTGGGCCGTCCATCGACGATATTATGTATATGACTGGGGACAGGGGTAGGGGGAATGTACATAGGATAGTGAAGAGGTTATGTGAATTAGGAGTTTGCAAGAGGTTGCCTGATCGGGCGAGGTCGGTACGTCCTATATATATTAAGTTTAGGAATTTAGAATGACATTGATTTGTGTTTTGGCTTTTGTTTATTTTGTTGTTAAAGAATATATAGATAAATATGACAGATAAGCTGATTGAGTTTATTGAGCAGTTACCTGTTCATGAGCAGGAATCTCTGATGGAGGAGTTGACTGCGTACCAGCACGCCTTAAAGAGAGAGAAAGCTCAAGTAGATTTTATTAAGTTTGCGCATGCTATGTGGCCCGGGTTTATTGATGGACGACATCATAAGGTGATGGCAAAAGCTTTTGAGAGGGTTGCAAAGGGAGAGATTAAGAGACTGATTATTAATATGCCGCCGCGACATACGAAGAGTGAGTTTGCGAGTTACATGTTGCCAGCTTGGTTTTTAGGAAAGTTCCCCAAGAAAAAGATTATCCAGTGTTCGAATACGGCTGAATTGGCTGTAGGTTTTGGTAGGAAAGTACGTAACTTATTGGACAGTGAGCAGTATGCGGAGATATTCCCTAATGTGGCGCTAAGACATGACTCAAAGGCGGCGGGACGATGGGCTACTAATGAGGGTGGAGAGTATTTTGCTATTGGTGTGGGCGGTACTGTTACTGGTAAAGGTGCGGATTTGCTGATTATTGATGACCCGCACTCAGAACAAGAGGCGGCGTTGGCTGCGACTGACCCGTCTGTGTACGATAAAGTGTTTGAATGGTACTCATCTGGTCCACGTCAGCGTTTGCAACCAGGCGGTTCTATCATTGTGGTGATGACGCGGTGGGGAAAGCGTGATTTAACGGGTAGGATTTTGCAAGGAGTGGTTGAAAGGGACGGGGAAGAGTGGGAAGTTATCGACTTTCCTGCAATTTTGCCGTCTGGAAACCCGCTTTGGCCTGAATTCTGGCCTTTGGTTGAACTTGAGGCTCTAAGAAACGAACTTCCTAGCGGTAAATGGAACGCGCAGTACATGCAACAGCCTACTTCTGAGTCTGGGGCGATTGTTAAGAGGGAGTGGTGGAAGGAGTGGGAGGGTGAGGAGCCGCCGAGATGCGAGTTTGTCATTCAATCATGGGATACGGCGTTCACTAAGAACGAAAGGTCGGACTATTCTGCGTGTACGACATGGGGCGTGTTCTATTTAAATGAGAATCCTGATGATGCCAACGTTATTTTGCTAGACGCCTTTAAAAGACGCATGGAATTTCCAGAGTTAAAGGATGTTGCCTATAAACATTACATGGAATATGAACCAGATGCGTTCATTGTTGAAGCGAAGGCGTCGGGTGCGCCACTTATATTTGAATTAAGAAACATGGGAATACCTGTTCAAGAGTTTACACCGACAAGGGGCAATGATAAGATAGCTCGTATTAACGCTGTATCGGATTTATTCGCTTCGGGGAAAGTGTGGGCGCCGCGAACAAGATGGGCTGAGGAAGTGATAGAGGAAATGGCTGCTTTTCCAAATTCTGATCACGATGACTTAGTTGACTCATCAACGCAAGCGCTTATTAGGTTCCGCAAAGGTGGATTTATCAAGTTAGAATCTGACGAAAAGGATGAGATAGTCTCATTCAGACGCAAAGCTGCATACTATTAAGGATATATATGGCTATCGAAAAAAGTTTATATCAAGCCCCTCAAGGCATAGAGGATTTAGTGGAAGATGTTCCAGAAATCGAAATTGAAATTGAGGATCCTGAATCAGTCAGCATTGGCATTGATGGACTTGAAATTGAGATTGGCAAAGAAGAAGAAAGCGAAGAAGAATTTTCAGCAAACTTAGCTGAATATATGTCTGAAGGTGAATTGGCAGAGTTAGCTGGGGATTTACTTGGGGAGTTTGAGGAAGACGTTAGCTCACGTAAAGACTGGATTCAAACATACGTTGACGGCTTAGAGTTGTTAGGTATGAAGATTGAAGAGCGCACTGAACCATGGGAAGGCGCTTGCGGTGTTTACCACCCACTACTATCAGAGGCTCTAGTAAAGTTCCAAGCCGAGACTGTGATGGAAACGTTACCAGCATCTGGCCCAGTAAAAACGCAGATTATTGGTAAAGAAACTCAAGAGAAAAAAGAAGCGGCTGCTCGAGTCCAAGATGACATGAACTATCAGATTACTGATGTGATGGTTGAGTATCGCCCTGAACATGAGCGTATGTGCTGGGGACTTGGTTTATCTGGTAACGCCTTTAAGAAGGTATATTTTGACCCAGGTCTAAATCGTCAGGTATCTGTGTTTATTCCAGCTGAAGACTTGGTTGTTCCTTACGGCGCATCAAACCTAGAGTCTTCACCACGCGTGACTCATATCATGCGCAAGACTGAGAATGAAGTTAGACGCTTACAGGCTTCAGGTTTCTATAGAGATGTTGACCTTGCAACTCCAGATGGTTCTTTGGATGATGTGGAGAAGAAGATTGCAGAAAAGATGGGCTTCAGCGCTACATCTGATGACCGTTATAAGTTATTGGAAATGCACGTTGACTTAGATTTGCCAGGCTATGAAGAAGAAGATGGCATTGCATTACCTTATGTTGTTACGGTTGAAAAGGGTACACAAACCATTCTTTCAATCCGCCGCAACTGGCGCCCAGAAGACGAAACAAAACAGAAGCGTAACCACTTTGTACATTATGGATACGTACCTGGATTCGGTTTCTACTGTTTTGGTTTGATTCATTTAGTTGGCGCTTTTGCTAAGTCTGGTACCTCTATCATTCGTCAGCTTGTTGACGCTGGCACATTGTCTAACTTGCCAGGTGGCTTTAAAGCCCGTGGCTTAAGAATCAAAGGTGATGACACTCCTATTTCTCCAGGAGAGTTCCGTGACGTAGACGTACCAAGTGGCGTTATCAAAGATAACGTAATGACTCTTCCATATAAAGAACCAAGCCAAGTTTTGTACAGCTTGCTAGGTACTATTGTTGAAGAAGGTCGTCGCTTTGCATCTGCTGCCGACATGAAGATTAGCGACATGAGTTCACAAGCTCCTGTCGGTACAACATTGGCTATCTTGGAAAGAACGTTGAAGGTGATGTCTGCTGTTCAAGCGCGCGTCCACTATTCAATGAAGCAAGAGTTAAAACTTCTTAAAGAAATCATCCGTGATTACACGCCAGAAGAATACAACTACGAACCAGTAGAAGGTGACCGTTTTGCTAAGCAGTCTGACTATGACTTGGTTTCAGTTATCCCAGTCTCTGACCCAAATGCAGCAACGATGGCTCAGAAGATTGTTCAGTATCAGGCCGTATTGCAATTGGCACAAAGCGCACCACAGCTATACGACATGGCTCAACTGCACCGCCAGATGTTAGATGTTTTAGGTGTTAAGAACGCGGCTAAGTTGGTGGCTCTTAAAGAAGACCAGAAACCAAAAGATCCTATTTCTGAGAATATGGATATATTGAATAGCCAGCCAGTCAAGGCGTTCCTGTATCAGGATCAAGATGCCCACATTACGGCGCATCAAACATTCTTGCAAGACCCACAAACAGCGGCCATTATTGGTCAGAATCCAAATGCAAGCCAGATTACAGCAGCGATGCACGCGCATATTGCTGAACACTTTGGCTTTAAGTATCGTCTCATGGTTGAACAGCAAATGGGCGCTCCATTGCCTAAGCCAAATGAAGAGATGCCAGAAGAGTACGAAGTACAGATATCTCGTTTAGTAGCGCAAGCTTCTCAACAGGTATTAGAGGCCAATAAAGCACAGGCCGCACAACAGCAAGCTCAAGAGCAGCAACAGGATCCGATTATCCAGATGCAGCAGAAAGAACTTGCAATTAAGGAAGCTGACGTACAACGTAAACAAGTTAAGGATCAGACGGATGCTCAACTTAAAGCTTCTCAGCAACAAATTGAGAGGGAGAGAATTGCCGCTCAAGAACGCCAAGCCACTCAAGCGTTGATGGTTAAAAAGCAACTAGAAGGCGAAAAACTAGAAGCTGAAGGCGCAAAAGTAGGGTCAGAAATTGCTAAATCAAAAGCCAAGCTACAGCTGGATATGAAAAAGCATAGAGACCAACAAGAGGCTGATGGCATTAAAACCGCCATTAACGCTACGAAGAAAGGTAATAAACAATGACAGCTTTTGAAGTCCTAATAAACGAAGTGGACAACAAAATTAAGCAGTTACAAGAATTTATAGGAAGCGGGCGTGCCGATACGTTCGAGGCTTATAAAGCAACCTGCGGTGAGATTAAGGGTCTGCTGACCGCTAGGGGATACATATTAGACCTTAAACAAAAAATGGAGAACTCTGACGATGAGTAACCAAGTAGATTTAAACAAGGCGGTAGATCTATCAGCGCTTATGGATAAATCAAACGAAGAAAAGGCAACACAACTCCCAAAACCATCTGGCTACCGCATTCTTTGCGCCATCCCAGAAGTTGAAAAAGAGTACGACAGCGGGATTATTAAAGCTGACACAACGATTCACCACGAAGAAGTCTTAACCACAGTTCTATTCGTAGTAGATATGGGTTCGGATTGCTATCAGGATAAAGCTCGTTTTCCTAATGGCGCATGGTGCAAAAAGGGTGATTTTATTTTAGTAAGACCAAACTCTGGTTCACGTCTGGTAATTCATGGCCGCGAATTTAGAATCATTAACGATGACAACGTTGAAGCCGTAGTGGACGATCCGCGCGGAATTAAACGTAAATAAGGAGTATTACGATGGATAAAGAAGAATTTAAGTTCCCTGACGAGGTAGATGAAGGGAAGACAGTTGATCAGATTAATCAAGATGCCGAAGATGAAGGCAAGCTTGAGATAGAAATTGAAGACGACACACCGCAAGAAGACCGTGGACGTAAGCCTTCAGAGCCTGAGTTTGTAAAAAAGCTTGAAACAGATGAGCTAGATGAATACTCAGAGGCTGCCAAAAAGAAGATTAATGAGTTTAAGAAGGTATGGAACGATGAGCGTCGCCGTGCAGAAGCTGCGGAACGTGAACAGCAAGAAGCCGTTACCTTGGCTCAAAAGATTCTTGAGGAAAACAAAAAGCTTAAGTCACGCTTATCTGCTGGTGATGAGGCGTTGGTCAGCTCCTTTAAAGAGACTGCTGACCGTGAATTAGAGATGGCCCGCAAGGAATATAAAGAGGCCTATGACTCTGGTGACACAGATAAATTGCTAGAAGCTCAGGAAAAAATGACTGATGCTAAGCTAAAACTTCAACGAGTAAACAGCTTTGTTCCACAAAAAGCTTTACAAGAAGAAGAATTTGATGTCAAAATCCCACAAACAGCACAGCAAAGGCCACAGCCCGACACTAAAGCTAGATCATGGCAAGAAAATAATACATGGTTTGGTCAGGATGAAGAGATGACGAGTCTTGCTCTAGGACTGCACGAAAAGCTAGTCAAAGAGAACGGAATGGCTTATGCTACGACTGATGAGTATTACAAACGTATTGACGCGACAATGCGTAAACGTTTCCCAGAGAACTTCGGCGCCGAGGAACAACAGGAAACAACACAACGAGTAAACAAACCTAGTAATGTGGTAGCACCTGCGACACGTAGCACATCTTCGAAAAAGATTAAGCTAAAAGCGTCACAAGTACAGCTGGCCAAGAAATTAGGATTAACTCCGGAGCAATATGCTGCGGAATTTGCGAAGACAGGAGCTTAATATGACTGCATCAAACCGAGTACAAAGAGAGATTCAAACCCGCGCTACAACTGAGCGTCCTAAACAGTGGATGCCAGCTGAATTGTTGCCCGAACCCGACAAGCAGCCAGGATTTGCATATCGCTGGATTCGTGTTTCTACGTTGAATAACGCTGACCCGCGTAACTTATCTGCAAAGATGAGAGAAGGCTGGGAGCCAGTTTCAGTAGAAGAGCAGCCAAAGTTTCAATTGTTGGTGGATCCCAATAGCCGTTTTAAAGACAGCATTGAGATTGGCGGATTATTATTGTGCAAGACTCCGAGTGAGTTTGTTGAACAGCGTAATACACATTATGCCCAGCAAACAGAAGCTCAGACTCAAGCAATTGATAATAGTCTTATGAAGCAAAGTGATGCACGTATGCCTTTGTTCAATGAACGTAAGTCAACCGTATCATTTGGCAAGGGTAAATAATTTTATTAATTTTTAATTAGGAGTTTTAAATGGCATATCCAACCATTAGCAAACCCTACGGTTTTCAACCGATCAATCGTGTAGACGGCATGCCTTATGCTGGCGCTATTCGTCAACTGTCTGTTACTCAGGCAGCTGCGATTTACAACGGTGATTTAGTTGAATTAGACGTAGGTGGAGTAGTAGGCACAGCAACTTCATTGACATCTGGCGCTAAGCTAGGCGTTCTAGTAGGTTGCCAATATACAAACTCATCAGGCCAAACAGTTCAGGCTCAATACTACCCAGGTTCTAGCGTTACTAACGCTGTAGCTTATGTAGTTGACGATCCTATGGCTGCGTTTAAAGTAGCGGTTACTACCTCTGGTGGTGCTATCTCTACTGTTACTCGTGCAGCTATCGGTACTAACGTAACTGCCTTGGTTAACACACCGTCTGCAACAACAGGTGACTCAGCTCAATCTATTTTGAACACAAGTCCAGCTGCTGATGCAACTTTCCCAATCCGTGTTATTGATGTTGTTCCAGACACAGCCGTGACTGCTACAACTTTCTGCGAAGTAATCGTTAAGATTAACTTGCATCAATACAACACAGCTCTCGGCAATGCCGTAGCTTAATAGGAGAAATTAAATGGCTATTTCACGCGCCCAACTCTTAAAAGAGCTATTACCCGGTTTGAACGCATTGTTCGGATTAGAGTACGCTCGTTATGGTGAGCAACATAAAGAAATCTACGAAACAGAAACTTCAGAGCGTAGCTTTGAAGAGGAAACAAAGTTGTCAGGTTTCTCAGCTGCTCCAGTTAAAAACGAAGGTTCAGCAATTGCTTATGACAATGGTCAAGAAGCATGGACTGCACGTTACAACCACGAGACTATCGCTCAAGGCTTCAGCTTAACTGAAGAAGCTATTGAAGATAACTTGTATGACTCATTATCAGCTCGCTACACTAAGGCATTGGCTCGTTCAATGGCTTACACAAAGCAAGTTAAAGCTGCTAACGTGTTAAATAACGGCTTCACAGCTGGTTATACTGGTGGTGACGGTCAGACATTGTTCTCTACCCAGCACCCACTAGTTTCTGGTGGTGTTAACAGCAACACTCCATCTACTCAAGCTGACTTGAACGAAACTTCATTGGAAAATGCTGTTATTCAAATCGCTGCTTGGACAGATGAGCGTGGTCTTTTGATTGCTGCTAAACCTAAGAAATTGGTTGTTCCACCTGCACTACAGTTCGTTGCAACTCGCTTGCTAGAAACTGAATTGCGTGTTGGTACTGCTGATAACGACATCAACGCAATTAAGAACAATGGTTCTGTAGCTGAAGGTTACACAATCAATAACTTCTTGACTGATCCAAACGGCTGGTTCTTGACTACTGATGTTCCTAACGGTCTTAAGCACTTTGTGCGTACTCCGTTGCAGAACAGCATGGACGGCGACTTCGATACTGGTAACGTTCGTTACAAGTCTCGTGAGCGTTATTCATTCGGCTGGTCAGATCCATTGGGTATGTTCGGTTCACAAGGCGCTTAATACGCCGAGTGTAAAAAAGAGGGGGCTTCGGCTCCCTTTTTTGTTGCATATTTTTACAAATAGAGTAATATTACTGAAACCGGGTGAACCGGCTTATTAGACTGCCCCGGCAGACGCATACAAGACTAATAAGCTTAACTTTGTATGAAGGAAAATTTATTATGTCATTAACCACATTTAGCGGCCCAGTCAAATCATTAAACGGTTTTATTGGTGGCACAGCTACAGACCCAATCGTAGTAACTACTGCTGACAACATTTCTGAATCTTACGCTACGACATCTGCCGCCACTGGCGATACACGTCTTAGCTACAACAAGCTAACATTTACCTCAACAGGCTCTGGTGAAACTATCCGTGCTTTCTCTGTTGTTACAGGTACAGGCGCAGCTACTGCTGGCACAATCAACGGCGCTCACATTTCTTTAAGTGTTGACGGCGCATCAGCCACTATTTCTGGCGCAGCTAACGCAATCCGTGCTACTTTAGGTGGATCAGACGCTACTCCAGGTGGCACATTGGCTGTTATTCAGCTGGACACCGCCTACACAGTTAATGCAACTTTGCCAGCAACAGCCTCGTTTATTCGTGTGACTGACAGTGGCACAAACACTGGTGAGATTCCTTTGTTTATGAACATTGAAACTGCCCCAGCTGCTACCATTGCTCCTACTGCAACTTCAGTTACAACAGTAGCTAAAGTAATTAAGGTAATGATTGGTGGTACTGTTTACTACGTACCTGCTTACTCTACCTTCAGCTAATGCAGATAACTAAAGAGTTTCTTGAAGCAGAAATTCAGTCGCTTGAGCAAGAGTCAAATAAGGCACAAACCTTTCTGATTCAGGCTCAAGCCACAGTTGCTGCCTACAAGATGTTATTAAATAGGCTAGAGGCTCCAGAGGAGCCACAGGAGCAATAATTATGGCAATGCAATATGACGTAAAAGCGGGGCATCTTAACAACTCTGGTTTTGTTGTTTTAGGACGAAACAGACTAAAAGCTGTCTCTACAGTTGGCTCTGCTACGGCAGGTACGCTGGATATTTTTGACACCACTACCGCACCTGTTTCTGCTACGTATGCAAGAAATGCTGCAGTTATTACCGTTACAAAGGTAGCTCACGGTTTGGTTACTGGAGACGTAATTGGTATTACATTTGCTACCGCTAGTGGATCATCTGGCACAAACGGAAACTACTCAATTACACGCACAGGCGCAGACACTTTTACCGTTACAGACATTAACTCTGGAACGATTGCAGGTGGAACGGCAGCATTATACGCATCACGATGGATTGCCAGTTATGATATTGGCGCAACAGATGTGTTTGGTAATTTTGCCCTGATTCCAGGCGAAGGAGTGCTTGTTCAAAATGGCATCTACTTAAACATGACCAACCTAACTTCTGCCAACGTGTACTATGGCTAAGTCACCTGCTTGGACTCGCAAAGAAGGTAAGTCTGAATCCGGAGGCTTAAACGCCAAAGGCAGGGCTTCCTACAATGCAGCTAACCCAGGGAAACCTGGGCTTAAGCGTCCTCAACCAGAGGGTGGCTCACGCCGTGATTCTTTTTGCGCCCGCATGAAGGGCATGAAGAAGAAGTTAACTTCAGCTAAGACAGCGAATGATCCAGACTCACGCATTAATAAGTCTTTACGGGCTTGGAATTGCAAAGAAGGCGGTGCTGTTCGTGGTAGTGGATGCGAAGTCCGTGGCAAGACTAAAGGGAAGATGGTCTGATGGAAATGATGTTATGGAACTTAGTCCTTACGACTTTAGTTGGTATGCTGGCTTTCTTTTTAAAAGAAAAATCAGCTGAGCTTAGTCGTATTCAGATTCTGTTAAACAGAACCCGTGAAGAAATTGCCAAGGAATATGTTACCAAAGCTGATGTACATAACGATATCAATCGAGTTCTAGATAGAATAGACCGTATGGAAGCTAAGTTAGACGACTTTATAAGGGATCAACGAAGTGCCATCAACTAGTAAAAAACAAGCAGATTTCATGCGCGCTGTGGCACACTCGCCAAAGTTCGCCAAACAAGTTAAAGTACCACAATCAGTGGGAGAGGATTTCATGAAAGCAGATAAAAAAGCTAAACGTTTTGCCGAAGGTGGCATTACAGGTGGTTTTGACCAGCAACCTCCAATAGGAGATGTTCGCATGTCTAGCCCAGTTAACCAACAAACACCAGAAGTTCCAACGGTTAACATTGTGTCAACTCCAGGTCAGGAAGACACAAACACAACATCAGCAACAGCTCCAACAAACTTTGGTTTAGGACTAAAGCGCGGCGGTAAAGTTAAGGCTTACAAAGCTGGTGGATCAGTAAAATCTTCAGCATCTCGTCGCGGGGACGGATGCGCAACCAAAGGTAAAACACGCGGAAGGATGGTGTAATCATGGCAACTAAGAAAGTTAAAAAATTAGCATTTGGTGGTATGTCAAACGCAGTTCGTGCAGCTGCTGATAAAGCTGCCACACAAATTCAAGCAAACCCAAGACAACCAGCTTTAACACGAGGTGGTGGACAACCTTTGTCTCAAGATGTCATTAAAAAATTTGCGGATGCAAGACAAGCCCTAACTGGCAAACCATCACGTCAAGCTATGATGAAAAAAGGCGGCGATGTGAAAGAGTCTAAAGCAATGGTTAAAAAAGAAATCGGTTTCATGAAGAAAGCTGGCGCTCCTAAATCTATGATTAAGCATGAGATGGCTGAAGCTAAGGGCATGAAAAAAGGTGGTATGGCTGAGTGCAAAACTATAGCTAAAAAAGAAGTTAAAGGTCACGAAAAGCGCATGCACGGCATGGCTAAAGGTGGCTCTATTGACGGTTGCGCAATCCGTGGTAAAACTAAAACATCTATGATTAAGATGAAAAAAGGCGGGAGTTGCTAATGAAAGTCCTAAAAGACCTAAGCGATAAAGCCAGTGACTATTTAGACAAAAAAGGTCTAGCTAATCCTGCTGAAGTTTTAAACGAAGCTTTTGGTGGTGAGACTCGTGAAGAGTCTAAGAAGCGCCGTGAAGAATCTAAAGAGCCTAAACCAGAGCCAAAGAAGATGGCGAAGGGCGGTTCAGTATCTTCAGCCTCTAAGCGCGCTGATGGCTGCGCTACTAAAGGCAAAACGAAAGGTAGGATGGTATGAAATCTTTTGATGAAAGATTTTGGCAAAAAGTTTCTAAAAAAGAAGATGATTCTTGTTGGGAATGGAATGCAGCTTTCATGAATGGATACGGGTGGTTTTCTTTTAATAAACAAGAAGGCCCAAAATTTGCGCATAGAGTTTCTGCTTTATTGTCTGGTCTTATTGACGATATAAATAGTGATTTACATGTTTTACATAAATGTGACAACACAAAATGTTGCAACCCAAAACATCTTTTTGTTGGTACAAATGCAGATAATGTCGCTGATAGAGTCAAGAAAAACAGAACAAAATTTGTTTCTAAGTACGGTGAGGCAAATGGTATGAGTAAATTAACATCAGATGATGTTGTAAGCGTGCGCAATTTGTATAAAAATAAAGATATTAGCCAATCAAAAATAGCTAAAATGTTTAATATTAAACAACCGCAAGTTAGCAGAATTGTTAATCAACTAAGAAGAGGTGTATCTTGAGAGCTAGTCGAGGTATGGGCGCTATAGCCCCTTCTAAGATGCCTTCTGGTAAAAAAAAGGCTAGACGTGATGATACTGACTTTACGCAGTATGCTGAAGGTGGTGCCGTTACCGGTCTCTATTCAAACATCCATGCGAAGAAAAAACGCATAGCCGCGGGTTCTGGTGAGAAAATGAGAAAGCCAGGAACTAAAGGCGCCCCTACAGCCGAAGCATTTAAGAAGTCAGCAAGGACAGCTAAATGACAACAAGCGGAACAAGTTCGTTCAACCTAGACCTTAATAACCTCATAGAAGAGGCTTTTGAGAGATGCGGTACAGAGTTACGTTCAGGCTACGATATGCGTACAGCGCGTCGTTCATTGAACCTGTTAACCATTGAATGGGCTAACCGTGGAATTAATCTATGGACAGTTGAGCAAGGATCATTCCCTGTTTATCAAAACAAGATTACTTATGACCTTCCTGTAGATACTATTGACCTTCTTGACCATGTTATTCGTACCGGAACAGGCACTAATCAGACCGACATTAACATCAGCCGCATTAGTGAGTCTACTTACTCAACCATCCCAAATAAACTTGCTACAGGCCGTCCTATTCAAATTTGGGTCAATCGTCAGTCTGGAGCTAAATATCCTGCTGGTGGACAGCCAAATGGGACAGATGCTATAACAGGCGTAGACAGCCCACAGATAAACCTCTGGCCATCACCAGATCAAGGAACCTTGGCTGCACCGTACTATACATTCGTTTATTGGCGTTTAAGACGTATTCAGGACGCTGGTAACGGTCTTAATACACAAGATATCCCATTCAGATTCCTGCCATGTATGGTTGCTGGATTGGCGTATTACTTGTCACTAAAGATTCCAGAGGCAACAAGCCGTATTGAAATGCTGAAAATGTCTTACGAAGAGCAGTGGGCGATGGCTTCTACCGAAGACCGTGAGAAAGCTCCAGTAAGATTTGTTCCAAGGGCGAACTTCTATGCCTAATAAGTTTGCATCCGGTAAGTTTTCAATTGCTGAGTGCGACAGATGTGGACAACGCTATAAGCTTAAACAGCTCAGAAAGCTGGTAATTAAACAAAAGCAAGTCAGCATCAAGGTTTGCCCAGAGTGTTGGGAACCTGATCAGCCGCAGTTATCACTTGGTTTATACCCAGTAAATGACCCGCAAGCTGTTCGAGAGCCGCGCCCTGATGTAAGCTATTATCAGTCTGGTTTAAATGGCTTGCAGTTAACAGATACTGTAGGCCCAAGTGTTAATGCCACTGGAGATCCATCAGGTGGTAGTAGAGTATTTCAGTGGGGCTGGAATCCTGTAGGTGGTGCTAGAGGATTTGATACACCTTTAACACCAAATGACTTGATTGCAGCGGGACAAGTCGGTATAGTCACAGTAACAACTTCTTAGGAGTAAATCATGGGATTCAAACGAGCAGCTGATGGTATTGCAAAAAAAGGTAAGACAGACGGCACAAACTTGGGCAATGATGGCCCAACAGTAGCAGCTTTAAAAGGCAAAGGCACAAAAACTTCAGGTGGCGGTAAACGCAACATTGATATGAAGACTATGGGTCGTGGCTTAGCTAAAGTTGCCGCTCAAAAGAGAGGTTAATCATGGCTTACAGTATGAAAAAAGGCGGTAAAGAAGTAGGCCCAGCTTCTGTATATGCTGAGCCACATACTATGGATGGTAAAAAGATGAATAACGCTAAAGATGCGGTGGTTAAACCTGGTAACGGCATTGATAAAGTTAACATGTCTGTTGGTGGCTATAGCAAAGGTAACTGCGAGCCTATTAACAAGAACGGCGAAATCAAGATTCGTGGTACAGGCGCAGCAACCAAAGGCACTAAAGCTAGAGGGCCGATGGCTTAATGAATTACACACAGCTCACATCAGCCATTAAAGGTTATGCGGAGAATGACTTTCCAGCTACGGCTGGATCGTTTACATCTGCTGACCAGATAGCTACTTTTGTTGAAAATGCTGAAGAACGTATTTATAACTCAGTACAGTTACCTGCTCTTCGTAAGAACGTAACAGGCAATTGCACCTCTGGTAATAAATACCTTGCATGTCCATCAGATTGGTTGGCAACGTTTAGCATGGCTGTGATTAATGCAAATAACGAATACATGTTCTTGCTTAATAAAGATGTGAACTTCATCCGTGAAGCGTTTCCAGACACAGATGCAGCCTTTTATGGCGAACCCGAGTATTACGCACAGTTTGACCAGAATACATTCATTCTAGGCCCTACTCCTGATGCTAATTACGCAGTAGAATTACATTACTTTTACTACCCACAATCAATTGTTACCGCTGGTACAAGTTGGTTGGGTGATAATTTTGAGTCAGCATTGTTGTACGGATCGTTATTAGAAGCGGCTTCGTTCATGAAGTCCGAGTCAGATGTAATTGCTAATTACGAGAAACGTTACAACGAAGCAATGACTTTATTGAAACAATTGGCTGACGGCAAAAACCGTCGCGATGCTTACCGTAGTGGTCAAGTTAGGGATCAAGTTAGATGAGTAGCGTAGAAAGCACAATATTAGAAGGCGGCGTGGTAATTCAAACCACCAGTGGACGTGGCTTTTCTCCTGAAGAGATAGCTGAAAGAGCGCTTGATAAAATTATTTCTATTGGTAATGAAACTCACCCAGTGATTCGAGACCAGGCACAAGCTTTCAGAGAACACATCCGTCACGTATTGGTGCGTTACATGAAAGAAGCAATCCAGTCTGACAGGACTACTTTAGCAAACCGATTGACTCAAGCTGGTCATCCGGAATTAATTAAACTTTTGAACGAATAAGGAGCCAAAAATGGCGATTTCACAAGCAATGACAACTTCCTTTAAGGTGCAAATCCTTACTGGAACACATAACTTTGGCACAGGTGTAGTACGCGCAACCACGGCTGCTGATACTTTTAAGATTGCTTTGTATACAAGCTCAGCGACTTTAGATGCTTCAACCACTGCATACACTACCTCTAACGAAGTACCTTCAACAGGTAACTACTCAGCAGGTGGTAACACTTTGACTGTTTCTCAAGCGCCAACATCAACAAGCACAACAGCTTGGTTGGACTTTGCAGATACAACATGGTCAAACGCAACGATTACAGCTAATGGCGCGCTAATTTATAACAGCACGCAAGCTGACAAGTCTGTTGCTGTACTAGCCTTCGGTGGTGATAAGACTTCTACGGCAGGTGATTTCACAATCATTTTCCCAGCTGCTGATTCATCAAACGCCATTATTCGTATCGCTTAAATTTAGGAGTCTCACATGGCTCTTGTATTAAAAGACCGTGTTAAAGTAACCAGCACGACCACTGGCACGGGAACTCTTACCCTTGCTGGTGCCTCAACTGGGTACCAATCATTTGCCGCTATTGGAAATGGTAATACAACGTACTATGCCATTACTGACCCAGCTACGGGCGATTGGGAAGTTGGTATTGGTACATACACGTCTTCTGGTACAACACTGAGCCGGACAACTATTCTTTCTTCATCTAATGCTGGCAGTGTTGTCAATCTACAAGCTGGCACGAAAGAAGTCTTCTGCGTATATCCTGCTGAAAAAGCTATTTACGAAGAGCCAAGTGGCAACGTACTAATTGACGGCGGCCCAATCACGGTTGTAGGTAGTGGCGTTACAAGTTACACAACTTTTGGTGCAGCTCTTGGTGAAATGTACGCAAACGTCAACAGCTTTGCGCAGTTATACGTACAGAACTTGAATAATGGCGCTGCCGCCTCTACGGATATTGTTGCCTACAACAATCTTGGAGACGGTACCAATAAATTTATTGACATGGGCATTTGTAGCTCAAACTATACAGAAGCAGCGTTTCCAATTTTTTCCCCAAATTCAGGTTATGTATACAACGATGGCGGTGATTTGCTTATTGGTAGTGCTACAGATGATGTAGTGTTTTTTGCTGGTGGTGTTGACACTACTGACGAAGCTTTACGCATTGACAAAACAACCAAAGATTTAACAACAACTGGAGATTTAACAGTTGGTGGCGCATTAGATGTTACGGGCGCAGCAGAATTTGGCTCAACAGTTCTTTTAGATGCGGATCCTACTTTAGGCTTACAAGCTGCCACAAAACAATACGTTGATAGCGCAGTTTCTACTGGGTTTATTGTCCACGACTCAGCTGTTTATGCTACAGCTGCCGCCTTACCTAATTCTCCGACATATAACAATGGTACAAGCGGAGTTGGAGCAACACTCACAGCAAACGCAAATGCAGCATTGGTTATAGACGGCGTAACTCTTGTATCGCCAACAGATAACGGCATACGTGTTCTTATAAAAAATCAGGTTAGTTCACAGCACAACGGTATATATGTTGTAACTGAGGCTGGTAGCGGTAGTGCGCCATGGGTTTTAACGCGCGCAACAGATTTTAATACTTATGCCCCTGGTAATATATCTACAAACGCTTACGTTTACGTAACCTCTGGTAGTACAAATATTGGTTCTTCTTGGATTTTTTCACAAGTAGGCACCGTAACGGTAGGTACAACTCCGCTTCATTTTGAACTTTTCTCTCAGCCAGCCGCTTATACAGGCACAGCTCCGATTAACGTTACAGGCCAAGTCATTTCATTGACTGGTACAGTTGCAGCTACAAACGGCGGTACAGGCGTCAATACAGTAACTACGGGTGACTTGTTATACGGTTCAGCCACTAATACATGGTCTAAGTTACCAATCGGTGTTGGCTATAAATCATTAACTGTTAATGCTGGCGGTACTCAGGTTGAGTGGAACGCTGTTGCTCTTGATCAATCCGCAGCTGTTTCTGGTTCATTGGGTACTACAAACGGTGGCACAGGTTTAAATACATACACACTTGGCGATACTCTTTATAGCTCAGCCGCAAACACACTAGCTAAATTAGCAGGAAACACAACAACTACACCAAAATACCTACGTCAAGTTGGTACTGGATCAGCTTCTCAGGCTCCCTCTTGGGAAACATTATCTGCCTCTGACATTGCTTCAGGAGTTCTTCCTGTAGTTAATGGCGGTACAGGTTTAAGTTCTTATACAACAGGCGACCTTGTTTACGCTTCTGCTTCAGGAACTTTAGCTGGTTTAGCTGATGCTGTTACTGGTAACGTACTGTTATCTGGTGGCGCTGGCGTGGCACCTAGCTACGGTAAAGTAGTTTTTGGGACACACACTTCAGGAACTAACTCAGTTAGCCAGGGCGGTACAGGCGTAAGCACATTGACTGGCTTGGCTTACGGCAATGGTACTGCTGCTTTCTCTGCTGCTACTGCGGCAGAAGTAGTTGCTGTCATTGGAACTACTGCGGTCACGAACGCCACGAACGCTACTAATGCTACGACAGCTGCTTCTTGTTCAGGAAACGCGGCTACTGCTACGGTATTACAAACAGCCCGCAACATCAACGGCACAAGCTTTAATGGCTCTGCGGATATTACCGTAACAGCTAATACTACAAACACACTTACTCGTGGCACTTATTTAACTGGCTCAAACTTTAATGGTTCTGCTGCTACAACTTGGGCGGTAGATGCTGATACTGCCAATACGGCTAACAAGGTAGTTGTTCGTGATGGATCAGGCAACTTTGCGGCTGGTACTATTACAGCATCTTTAAGTGGTAATGCTACAAACGTAACAGGTACAGTAGCTATTGCCAACGGCGGTACAGGTGAAACAACTCGCCAAGCTGCTATAGACGCCTTGGCTGGTGCGGTCACAAGCGGGCAGTATTTGCGTGGCAACGGTACTGACGTTGTTATGTCTGCAATCCAAGCAGCTGATGTACCAACACTTAATCAAAACACTACAGGTTCTTCAGGTTCTTGTACAGGTAATGCTGCTACTGCTACATTAGCTACTACTGCTACTACGGCTAATGCTTTAAATACAGCAAATAGCTATACAGTTAATGGTTTTACAGTAAGTAGTACTGCTCCTCGTTTATTCTTTGCTGATACTAATGGAACAACTTTTTCGTTGTATAACGAGACTAATGTTTTTTATCTTTTAAATAGTGCAGGGAGTACATTACTTCAATGTGATACGTCAGGAAACTTTACAGCAACTGCTAACGTAACTGCTTATTCTGATGAACGCTTAAAGAAAAACTGGCGACCTGTACAAGAGAACTTTGTTGAAAAACTTGCTCAGATTAAGTCTGGTATTTATGACCGTACAGATATGGAAGTTACTCAGGCTGGTGTGTCTGCTCAAGACATGCAAAAGCTATTAGCTGAAACCGTACAAACAGGTGAAGACGGCACTTTATCCCTAGCTTACGGTAACGCCGCGCTTGTAGCTGCAATTGAACTAGCAAAACAAGTTGTTGAGCTTAAGAAAGAAATTGAACTCTTAAAGGCTAAATAATGTTTGCCGACTTTCCCTTAGCCGGAGCACCGTTTGCCTCAGTAGGGCAGTCTGTAGTCAACGTCTCAGTTGATGTAACGGGCGTTCAGGCTACGGGTGCTATAGGGAATGTCACAGTAGTTGCAAAGGCAAACACTGCGGTCACGGGTGTAGTTGGAACAGGACAAACAGGCACTGTAGACATTGACGCAAAAGCCTTGGTCAGCGTTACTGGGGTAGTTGGCACTACGGAACTTGGCGATGTTACTGTAGTAGCTAAGGCTAATGTTTCTCCTACTGGTGTTGAAGCCACTGTAACTGCGGGCACTGTCACAACCCAAACAAATAACAACATCTCCGTCACAGGGGTTGAAGGTACTACAATACTTGGTGAAGAGGTAGTTCAGGCGGATGCTTATGTAGACACCACGGGCGTTCAGGCCACTGGCGAAGTAGGCACGGTTCAGATCGAATCTAAGGCTATCGTTAACGTCACAGGCGTCGTAGGTACGGTTGTTTTAGGCGAAGAGCAGGTCTCAGCGGGTGCCACAGTCAATGTTACTGGTGTTGCTGGAACGGTATTATTGGGTCAGATCAGTTTAATCACCAATAACTACATCAGCGTCACGGGCGTAGCAGGAACAACGGTTCTTGGTGAAGAGCAGGTATCAGGTAAAGCTACCGTAAATGTGACTGGACTTCAGGCTACAGGTGCGGTAGGATCTGTTACAGTAGTTTCAAAAGGAAATGTATATCCGATAGGCGTTGTAGGAACGGGTATCATTGGACAAGTTTTAGTTTGGAGTCAGATTCCAGATAATCAGAATCCAAATTGGCAGGATATTAATGATGGGCAAACCCCAGTATGGACAGCGGTAACTGATACTCAGACGCCAAACTGGATAGAGATAGCAGCGTAAGGATAAATTATGTCAAGTACATACTCAGCACTAAAGATAGAGTTAATCACAACAGGTGAGCAATCAAACACCTGGGGCGATACAACTAACACTAACCTTGGCACTGCAATTGAAGAGGCCATCACTGGTAGCGCAGACGTTACTTTTGCTAGTAGCACAGTTACGCTTACACTGTCTGATAACAATGGATCTCAAACAGCTCGTAACTTAAGATTAAACCTTACAGGTACATCAGGTGGCGCACAGAACCTTATTGTCCCAGCTATTGAAAAGCAATACATCGTAAATAACGGGTGTGCTGACACAATCACCATTAAAAATGCTACTGGAACTGGCGTTGCTGTTCCTGCTGGCAAGTCAATGATTGTATTTAACAACGGCGTAAACGTTGTTGATGTAACAACTTATGCTGGATCATTGACCCTTGGTACTGCACTTCCAGTAACCTCTGGTGGTACGGGCGTAACAACATCAACAGGATCAGGCAATAACGTATTAAGCACATCTCCAACATTGGTAACGCCAGTTTTAGGAACTCCAACTTCAGGAACATTGACTAACTGTACTGGTCTACCAGTAACAACAGGTGTTTCAGGTCTTGGAACTGGTGTGGCAACATTCTTAGAAACACCAACAAGTGCCAATTTAGCGGCGGCAGTGACAGGTGAGACGGGTTCTGGTGCTTTGGTATTTGCAACATCACCAACTTTAGTAACACCAGCTTTAGGAACTCCTAGCTCTGGAACTCTAACAAGCTGTACATCTTTACCAATTGTAGGTGGAACAACAGGAACGCTTACGGTTGCTCGAGGCGGCACTGGCGTAGCAACGTTAACAGGCGTTGTATATGGCAATGGTATAGGCAACTTTAGCGCCGCATCAGCCTCAGAGATAGTTTCAGCAATTGGATCTACAGCGGTTACAAACGCAAATAACGCAACTAACGCTACTAACGCTACTAATGCTACGAATGCAACAAATGCAACAAATGCAACAAATGCAACTAACGCCACTAAATTGGTTACTACAAACTTTACAATTGAAGAGTCTGGCGGTGTATTGCGGATTAGGAACGGCGCAAATGTTATATTAACAATAGATTCTTCTGGTAATTTACGTGCCGAAGGTGACGTATCTGCTTACGAAACACTTTAAGGGGTATTAAATGCCATTACCATCGTCTGGCCCACTATCTTTAAACGACATACAAACCGAATTTGGTGGCGCTAATCCCATAAGCTTAAGTGAATATTATGCGGGTGGTACTTATGTCCCCTCTGGTACAACTGGAACTAACGGCGCAGTACCATCTAGCGGTGCTATTGGTATATTTAGTTTTTATGGCACATCAGCTATTATTGCGTATGGACTAGTTCAAAATGGTGTTTATGGAGTCCCTGGTACAAGCTCAACTGCGGTATATAGGTATACTTTTAGTTCGGATACTTGGTCTACAATGTCTGGCACTACAAGTGTATTTAGACTAGCTGTAGGATACCAATCTGTTAGTAGCCAAACTGCGGCGTATTTAATGGGCGGATTTAATAACTCGGTTAGCCCAAGTGTAAGTTACACCACAATAAATGAAGAGTTTACTTACTCAACTGGCGCCCGAGTTACCAAAACTAACTTACCAACAGCAATTAATTCAACAATTGGTTTATGTACAAGAACTATCGGTTATTCTTGCGGTGGAAGCCCTGCCGCTGTAACATCTAGCAATGTGGTAAATAAATATAGCTATTCTGGAAACTCTTTCACTACTGGGACAGCTTTAAGTTATGTTGTATCTACCGGAGCGGGTATTGGTAATTCAACTCGTGGTATTGTTCAGGGCGGTACAGGTACAGGTTATCCAGCCCCCACTTTATTAACGTCTGTTAAATACACTTACTCGGGGGACGTGGTGTCATCCGGCACTTCGCTAACTGCTCCTGCACCTTCAAATTCCAAAGCGGCAACCTGTACTAGTACAACTGGATATTTGTATGGAGGTCAAACGGGGTTTAATTACTATACTACAACAAACACATACACATTTTCTAGTGATACCATAGGGACTTCTACTTCGTATGAACCAAGTAATGGGTTTATCACAGCTGTTGGTATTTCTGGAAGCGCAGTTGCAATTATTACAGGCGGTAACTGGCCCGCTGGTACTCCATCAGGGCGTATAACTACTGTTAAAAAATTTACTTATTCTAGTGGCGTTATGGCTGCGGGCACGGCTTTCCCTGTAACGGGAAATATGGTTGCTGGTACATCAGCATCTAATGTAAACGGTGGACTTCAATGATTTCAAAAAATAATAGACAAAATTCTAATTTTCAAATATTAAATTTTTTAGTGGGTTCTTGCCATACTCCAGATGCGGCGTATTCACTGCTTTGTGACTTAGAAGAAGAACGTGAAATGGCTTTAAGTAGAGTGCAAGTCAGCGACATGAAACTACAAGCCCATATAATGAAACTAGAGGAAACAATAAATAGCCCCGAATCTAAACCCTATGAAGTACTAGAAGCGCAAGCAGATTTACTAGAGATTAAACTAAGTAAAAAACTCACCCAACGTAATATTGATGCCGCGCAGGATGAACTGAATTTTATACAAAAGTGTATGGTTAGGTTAGAGCCACATAGAAAATACGGTCATTTACCTTTGCCCGAAGCTCATCAAGCCATGCAACAAGAGGAGTGGAAGTTTGAACTAATGCGTAGGGCAGAAAACTTTTTACTAACTGATGGGCACATTCCGTCAGACCATTTTGAAACCATGCGCGAACACCCTGAGTTTAAATCGGAATTGTTGCCGTACATTGAAAGTACAAGAGCGTGCATACTTAACGGTGTTTCATTACAGTCAATGCAATTATTAACAAACGACCTATCAACTAAACTATTGGAAATAACAGATGCTAGTTAAAAATTTATATTGGTATGTTGAAGATGGTATGCCTATAGATATGTGTAACGACATCGTAAAAAAATGTGTGGTAGACAGGCAACAAGAAATAATGGATGCTCAAGTAGGTATTCCAAACGACACTAAAACAGACCATAAAATCCGTAAAACTAATATAACTATTTTAAATCCGGAAGGTGTGTTAGCAGAAATGATGGAAGCCGCTTTTTTTAGGGCTAACAGAGAAGCTGAATGGTTATTTAATATATCTAATTTAGAGCCAATACAAATTGCTCAATATGCTGAAGGCTGTTTTTATGATTGGCATGAGGACTCTTACCCAGCACAAGAGAACGGAATGCAGCGCAAATTATCGTTAAGTGTGCAGTTATCTGACCCAAAAGACTACGTTGGCGGTGATTTTATTTTAGGGGATAGGCACGGTAGTAATAACGTTTTATTACCTAAAAAACAAGGTGCAGTGTTTGTATTTCCTTCGTTTATCCCACACACAGTTACTCCAATTACAAAAGGCGAACGTTATTCAGCTGTTGGTTGGATGAATGGTTTAGCTTTCCGTTAAAGGTATATTATGAAATATAGCGTACTAGTTTATGACCAGGCTCCACAAGGCGGTGGTTATACAAGCCCACCAATACCCGACGGTTATGAAAATATAGTGTACACATCCCCTACTTGGAATCCATTTAGTTCTAACCCAGTAGACCGCGCACAAATTTGGGCTAATCCAACTTTAGGGCAGTACACCTATTTTGAAGCATACCAGACGGCGTTTGGTTTTTTGCCTTTAGAGTATCAACTGATTGATGATTGGTATTTGTGTTACCAAAAAGTATGTGCTCTCTTATCTCAGCCAGTTAAAACAAAGGATGAGTGCATTGCAGATATGCAACTAAACGGCAACATGAACGGGGTTACTTACGACCATACCAACTTTAACGTTGATACCGAAGAAGATTGGGCAAATTATTTTGCGTGGGGCAATAATAACTTAATTCGCTCTAGAAACGGTGAAGTAACTGAGTACTATTATTCAGACACAGAGTACAACGGCACTACCTATCCTTGGGTTATGTACGACAATACAACAAACCAACCAACAGAATATTATGAATACGTTGAAGGCGGGTTTGCAAAATATTCAATTGTTGATCCAAGCCAACCCGTTGTGTACACGTATGTTGCGACCCACTTTGATGACTTGCCAGTTGAAGAACAAGTTAAGCTAATTCAGTTTCCATATAAAAACACTATTGTTGGTTACTCACAAAAGTCTTATGGTTTTATTGTTGAATATAGAAAGTACGGGCCATGATTATCCAAAACGAAGCTGTAAAACTAGATGGTCAGGTGGTTGAGCCACGCCATACTATTGAAATCTACTGCCCAAGTTGTAGTCGTGATGTAGATGAATCAGAGTTAGCAGCGCAGAAATGCAATGATTGTGGGCAAGACCTTTCAGCACCAAAACAGTCTGTTTCAATTAACGCTACCTCTCAGCCTATTGGCACGAAGATTTGGGGGCAGTGATGCGTACCGTTGCCTACTTTTTAGTTGGTTTATTGCTAGGTGGTTTAGCTGCTAAAGCCATGGCCCAAGACACAACTATCAACTACAAAGGTCAGCCACCAGCTGGCGCTATGGCTCCAAGCATAAGTTCATTCAGCCAAGATAACTGCTTGGTCGCTGTCTCTGGGGCTATTAGCTCTACGGTCATTGGATTTTCTGGTGGATCCTATATGATGGACGAAGATTGCTCAAGGCGTAAATGGGCTAAATTTTTATCAGATTCTGGTTTAAAAGTTGCTGCTGTATCAATTGCTTGTTCAGCACGTGAAGAGAACTGGGATGCCATGATGATGAGCGGTACGCCTTGTCCAATCGACGGTCTCGTTGGTGATGCTGCACGTAACGAGTGGATTAAGCGTTATCCTGATAAGTTTAAGAAATTGTATGGTTCGGTTCCTCCTATCGTTACTATTACTGTGCAGTCTACTGAGGGTCAATGATGTTCAAGCTGCTTGCTATGCAGGTTCGTGGGCTAATGGAGCGCCTATTTATGGGTCGCTCTTTGTCGATGGAACAACAACTCTTGCTCAATGCCAAGCCCTTGCGTGTCAATACTACCCAGGGATCTCAACCAGTTGCCCAAGCACATGCCAAGTTGAAACCCAAACGCAAACCCAAAGCTGTCCAACCAACTATAGTGGTCAAGTCACGCAAAGCAGAACCAAAACCTGCCCAGACAACACGTGGCAACCTTGGACAACCATCCAAAACACTTGCACCCCAAACTCAGTCACCTGCACCTACTCAGCGCAAACAGAAACAAGAAGCTGCCCCGTTAACTACAGCGGCACGCAAACCTGGAAAAAAGAAACCAACTGCCCGTCAGGTAGCTATGGTCAGCCAGTCCAAACCGACTGGTTCAAAATCCAAGACAGCTGCGTCCAAAACCAGCCAACATGCCAAATAAGCAGCCAACAACAAACTCTAGCTTGCCAGACAGGCTTTACGGGGAGCATTACCCAGACTCGTTCCTCGACATGCCCAGACCCGTACGGACAACCAGTTTTTGGGCCATGGGTAACGACGCAAGATACGTGCAAGAAGTCGGTAAACAACCCGACCAATCCTGTGTCGCCCCTGAATCCAGCTTCGACCATATCTGCCCCAACAATCCAATCCTCACCTGTAACTGCACCGACCCCAAATTCTGTGTTGAACTCGGCAACGACCCCGACCGCCAGCACAGAGACATCGCAGAGCAAGACGGATTCTCAGACAACCTCGAGTACACAGGTATCCCTATCCCCACCACCAAAAGGGAAGGTAAGAAGCTCGGTTGGCCTTGCGTTGTCGTTGGAGCTATTTGTGAAACCCGGACTTCAGCAACCGAATCTCTTTCCAGAAGTGAGCATCGTACAGAACATACCGAATGTGATGTGGACGCAGGACACAATCATGTTGGGCTTAATCAGCCAGACAAGTTATAACCAACCAGCATATAACCAAGACTTAGGATTTGAGCAATGAGTGATTTAGATAAATTAGACAAAGTACAGGGATTCGTAGATAAGTGGGTGACTTGGGCCAAGCAAAACACCATGGTGGCTGGCTTCATTATTGCTGGCGTACCTGCTATTTTAGGCGCTGGATATACAGGTATTACCAAATTCAACGAAGTTAAAGAGATGTACGAAGGCTACAGCGACACGGCTTCATCCGCATCAAGTGCAGAGCGTAAGGCAAAAGCCTTAGAAGAGAAGGTAGCTGACCAACGTGAAGTAATTGCCAAGATGCAGGAGCGTCTAGCTGAGGCGTTGATGGCCGCTCGTGAGGCTAAGATTGTTGCAGAAAGCACACAGAAAGAGTTACGCTCTGGTCTAGCTGCACAGAAAGTTGAGTTGGATGTGACAAGTTCTACGTTACGTTCAGAGATGAATACCCTTAAACGCGCAACTACAAATAGATTGGGCCAATAAAATGTTATCGTTAATTTCAACACTAGGTGGCTTGTTAATCTCAGGATTGCCAAGCGTATTAGGATTCTTCCAAGATAAGTCTGACAAGGCGCATGAGCTTGACCTTGCCAAGATGCAAACCGAGCGTGAGCTACAGATGCTAGAGCGCGGCTATGCTGCACAAGCCAAGGTAGAAGAGATTCGCACTGACCAAGTAATGATGCAGACTGATGCGGAAATGACTAAGGCTGCTTATGAGCATGACGCTAAGGTGTTGGCTAAGGCAGCTCCATGGGCTTCTACATTCGTAGCTACAGTTCGCCCGATGGTGACTTACTTGTTCGTAGCTGAGTTGTTTGTGATTAACGTAGGTATCGGTGTATACGTATTTACGCATCCTGGCGTTATTGGAAACATTGATGATTTGTTGAAGATTTCTGATGAGATTTTTAGCGATGATGAGATGGCTATGCTGGGCGGAATCGTGGGGTATTGGTTTGGCTCAAGAGGATGGTCTAAGAAATGATTGTTTACTGGGTTCATTTAAAAGAGCATACCGATATGGCTACACAAGGCTATATTGGTGTTGCGTTAAATTTTAAAGAAAGAATGTACAGACACTTAAAGGTGACTGCAAAACTTGATTGCCATTTTGCAAACGCTATAAATAAGCACGGTTGGGATAACTTAGTAAAAGATATTGTTTTTACGGGAACCAAAGAAGAATGTTACTTAAAAGAAACAGAGCTTCGCCCACAATTTCAAGTTGGTTGGAATGAGGCTGTTGGTGGTCTAGGTGGGGATAGAAGTAAGTTTATTAACTACAAACAAAGAAAAAACCAAGGCTGGACTTATGACAAAAACGGAATTGGTAATCCTTTCCACGGTAAAAAGCACACACAAAGCTCCCTTAAAAAAATGTCTGCTGGTAAATGCAAGAACATAGTTACTACGCCAGACGGAGTTTTTAACGGGTTTAGTGAAGTGGCACGTTTTTATAACATAAACAAAATAACAGCAAAAAAGTGGGCTAGTAAGAAATCTGGGTGGGCTTATGAAAGTAAGTGAAAAACTAATAGAAATGATTAAGCATGATGAAGGCGTCCGAACAACCCCGTATCAGTGTCCAGCCTTGCTTTGGACTTGTGGCGTGGGCCACGTTATTGACCCCAATCACGCTAAAGTTAAACTGGCTGATAGAAAACAACTACCTATTCCTACAGGTTGGGATAGGGTTCTAAGCATGGATGAAGTAAACGACATCCTTAAGAAAGACCTAACACGCTTTGAGGCGGGTGTTCATCGCTTATGCCCAGGCGAAATGACTCAGGGTCAGTTTGATGCTTTGGTTAGTTTTTCGTTCAACGTAGGTCTTGGCAACCTACAAAACAGCACCCTGCGTATGAAGCACAACCGTAAAGAATTTGAGGCTGCGGCAGAAGAGTTCTTGAAGTGGAACAAAGCTGGTGGTAAAGTGCTAAAAGGGCTAGATAAACGTCGCAGGGGCGAAAAAGCCCTATATGAATCTTAGGGTAAACCATGCCATTACAGAAACTACAATTTAAGCCTGGCGTTAATAGAGACCAAACAAACTATGCTAACGAGGGTGGTTGGTTTGCGTGCGACAAAATTAGGTTTAGATCAAGCTATCCTCAAAAGATAGGTGGCTGGCTTAGATATACTGTAAATACCATTGTCGGTGCATGCCGTCAAATGTTTGGTTGGACTACAACATTTGGCGATAACTTCCTAGCATTAGGAACAAACCAAAAGGTTTACATTGATGTTGGTGGTAACTTATACGATATCACTCCACTAAGAACAACTTTAACAACGCCTACAACTGATAACTGTTTTGACACAACAAACGGTTCTACAACCATTAACGTCAATATTGCTGGCAATGGAGCAGCAGTGGGGGATTGGGTAACGTTTTCTGGTGTTGTAGGCCCAATAGCTGGCATACCGCAAAGTGAATTTAATTCGTCATTTAAGATTGTTTCAATTGTTGATGTAAATAACTTTACGATTCAAACCACAACAGCTGCTACATCAACCACCTCCAATCAAGGTGGCACTGCAATTATTGCCAAGTTTCAGATTCCTGTTGGCTACCCAGTCACAACGTTTGGTTATGGCTGGGGAACATCAACATGGGGGCGTGGAGCATGGGGTTCTGGATCAACCACTCCTGTTTCATTCCAACAGCAGGATTGGTTCTTTGACCAGTTTGATAATGACTTGATTATGAACATCCGTAATGGCCCACTTTACATTTGGGAACGCGGAGCATCCTCAAACCCGTCAACTGCTTTGGATACTAATGCCATATTATTGTCAGCTGTTGGTGGCGCCACTGACGTTCCAACAGAAGTCACTCAAGCTTTAGTATCTCAGAACGATAAGCATTTACTTGCATTTGGTTCTACACCTTACGGAGGCGGTGATTTTGACCCTCTATTAATTAGATGGGCAAGCCAGAACGCACCTGAAAATTGGACGCCTGGGCCAACATCATCTGCTGGTTTCTTGAGAGTTTCTCGAGGTTCTAAAATTATTAGAGGTATTCCAACACGCCAAGAGATATTGATTTTCACTGATGCGACGTTGAATTCAATGCAGTTTACTGGAACAACAGCCGTATTTAGCTTGACAGAGATGTCAGACAATATATCAATCATTAGCCCTAGAGCTGTCTCTGTTGTCAATAACACGACATACTGGATGGGTAAAGATAAGTTCTACTACTACACTGGTAGCGTTCAAACATTACCATGCACGCTAAGAAACTATGTTTTTGAAGACATCAACTACGGTCAAATAGATCAGGTTATCTGCTCGACTAACGAGGGATGGAACGAGATTTGGTGGTTCTATCCTAGCGCAAACTCTCAATACAATAATAGATACGTTATCTACAACCACTTGGAAAAGATATGGTACTACGGAGACATTGAGCGTTCTGCATGGATAGATAGCCCGTTACGCCAATATCCTCAAGCCGTTTATACAGACCCAACCACTTGGGAAACAGGCATTATTTACGACCAAGAGCGTGGTACAAATAACGATACATTACCAATGTCGTCTTACATCCAGTCATCAGACTTTGACTTAGAAGACGGTACAGAGTTTATGTTGATTAAAAGAATTATTCCCGACATTTCTTTCCAAGGGTCAACAGCAGCAACGCCAACAGCTTATGTAACCATGAAGCCGCGCAACTTCCCTGGTGCAAACTATGAAACAGAGGCAGAAGAGCCTGTTGTTGAGACGACATCTATACCTGTTGAGCAGTACACAAACCAAGTATTCATTCGTGCAAGAGCGCGCCAGATGGCATTCAAGGCATCTTCAGTTGACTTAGATGTTCAGTGGCAACTAGGTAATCCAAGGCTTGATGGTCAGAAGGACGGAAAACGATAATGGGTTTCTATAACGTAACCGCTCCATCGTTACCATTACCATCAATTGATTATGATAAGAATCAACAGGATCAGTTTCAGTATGCTTTGCGTTTGTATTTCAATCGTTTAAGTGAGGCTTTAACTCAATTAGCAAACACAGACGGCGGTAGTTTTTTAAGTTTCCCGTTTATTGAAGCATCAGATAGCACCACACAATACGCAACTGGTAATAACACAGCAACAATTGTAAATTGGGACACCACTAGTTTTGGAAGTGGGTTTACGTTAAATGTTGGTAATACAGCTACTGCGCTATATTCTGGCGTATATAAGATTACTTTTAGCTTACAGTTTGCTAATAACGACAACACAATAAATGATGCAATTGTTTGGTTAAGAATTAATGGCTCAACATCAGCAGCAGACGTACCGAATTCAACCACTATTTTTACTTTGCCAGCTCGTAAAAGCGCTGGTGTACCTACATACGTATGTGGTTACTCAGAAGTTGTCTTTGAGTTAAACGCTGGAGACACTGTAGGTTTATGGTGGGGGACAGCTTTAGCAGCGACATCTGGTGGAACTACAGGCGTTTACATTCACCAACAAGCTGCACAAACAACGCCAATGGCATATCCAGCAACTCCATCAGCTATTGGCTCAATAACGTTTGTATCGGCGCTTACAACATGATAACATTCAACATAAATAACCCAATGAGGTTCGTATGAACTATTACGCACAGGGCGGCCAAGCCCACGGATTAAAGTCAATCGCCCAAGAGATGCAACAAATGGGGCGTGGTGGCGACACTATGTTAGCGCACATTAACCCGCAAGAGGCGGCTTTACTTAAGCGTTTGGGTGGTTCAGGTACGATTAACCCAGTAACTGGTTTGCCAGAGTTTCTAAAGATTGGCCCCGTTAGTATTGGCGGAAAAGGTATTATTGGTGTTGGCAAGCTATCAGCGGGAAAAATATTAAGTAAGTTTGATGACGTAGTTTTGCAGCCTATAACTGGCGCTATTCAGGATGTGGTTCAGGATGTAGCTAAAGCCACTGGCCCAGTTGGTCAAGCCGCCGCCGCATATTTTGGTGGGCCTCTTGGTGCTGCTGCGTATGCTGGCTTATCTGGTGAAGACGGGTTTAACTTCAAACGTGGTCTTATGGCTGGTGCTATGGCTTATGGCGCACAAAACTTGGCAGAAGGTTTGAGTGAAGCTGGGGGTGGCGCACCACCTGTACCAGATCCAGCTGCGGCTTCAACTAATTTATTATCCTCTGCCCCTCAAACTTATGGTTTAGGTAGTGGCGCGGCTAACTTTGGAATTGACCCAAGTGCAATTGGTGAAACAGGACTTAATATTGGTAGCGCAGCGGGGGAAGCAACTAGTGGTTTAGGTAGTATTGCACCAGCATCGGCTGGTTCTTATGCCCCACCAGCTAGTTTTATAGATAAAATTGGTACAGGTGTTTCTAACGCCATTGATACTGCTACTAACCCATCTACTTATTCAAATATTGGCTCAAATTTAGCTGATAAAACCATGGCTATTCCAGATAAATTGTCCAACATGGGCAGTGGAATATCTAACTTAACAAGCTCAGACCCTGCTATAAGAAAAGCTGCAATGGACGCATTTAAAGCATCTGGTGCAACCATGCAAAACACAGCTCTACCTATGTACATGGGTTACACGGGTACTGTAGCGCTTGATGAGATGGATAAGCTTAAAGAAGAACAAGACATTGAAAACGCAAGAATTGCTGCTGAACAAGCAGAGTTTGACGCCCGCATCAATAAAGGAAGAGAGAGCGCAATTGCTGCAATGCAAGCTAATCCTTACATGTATGCTGCTGGCGGTGATGTTCCTGGTTTTGGTATCAGAGCATTGGTTAATAAACCAGAGCAGTACGGTGGTGAAACTGAGACTTATGCAGCAGGTGGACAGCCAAGATATTTATCTGGTGGCGGTGATGGCATGAGTGATTCAATCCCAGCAACAATTAACGGTAATCAACCTGCTCGATTAGCAGATGGAGAGTTTGTTATCCCAGCTGATGTGGTGTCTCATTTAGGTAATGGGTCATCTAAAGCAGGTGCAAAACAGTTATATTCAATGATGGACAAGGTTCGTAGCGCCAGAACAGGCACGAAGAAACAAGGACGTCAAATTAATCCTAATAAATTTTTACCAGCGTAAAGGGTAAATCATGGCAACTCAAACAAGCGCATCAGTCTCAACTGGATCAATCCCAACGATACTAGAGCCGTACTATACGGGTACGCCAGAAGTAGGCACTCCAGGTACTCCTGGGTATAAACCAGCCACTACTGGCTTAATGCCAAAGGCGCAAGAGATATTTAGTAAAGACTATGACACGATGTACGGCAATGCTATTAATGCAGCCGGACTTGGTGGTGCTGGTCGAGTTGCAGATTTATCTCCAACACAGGTTCAATTAGGCAACCAGATTAAAGCGCTAGGAACTCCTAGTGAGTTTGGTCAAGGTCAAGCATCAATGACCAGTGCATCTAATCTATACAATCAGCTATCTAATTTGACTCCTCAGCAAGTTCAAGCAATGGGTCTTCAAGACCTAAATATGACTGCTGCCAAGGATGTTGGTATTGGCCCGCTAACCACTTATCAAATGACTGGCCCTGCCGATGTTGCAGCAAACCAGTTTAATCAGCAAGCTTTGAACCAATTCATGTCTCCTTACATGGATCAAGTGGTTGAGGTTCAAAAGCAACAAGCTATCCGTGACGCACAAAGAGCAAACCTAGCACAGACATTGGGTTCAGCTAGATCTGGCACATACGGTGGTTCTGCTTCTGCTTTGGCTGGCGCAGAGAATACTCGTAACTTGATGGATTTATTGGCTAAGACACAGGCTACTGGTTCTCAATCCGCTTATGAGCAAGCCATGAAAGGTTTTGAAGGTCAGCGTGCAGCAAACCTACAGGCAGCTTTAGCAAACCAAACGGCTGGTTTAAAAGTTGGTGAGCAAAACTTAGCTGCTCAGTTAGGCGTTCAAGACTTAGGAACAAAGGAAGGATTGCGGGCTTCATTAGCTAATCAAGCGGCGCAACAAGAGGCTGCAAAACAGAACTTGTTGGCTGACCAACAGCGTCAACAGTTAGAGTCTGCACAGTCATTGGAAGCACAGAAAGCTAATCAACTAGCTGAGCTAGAGGCAAGCAAACAGCGCGCGTCCGTGGCTGCTGGTTTAGGTTCACTAGGCGCAAATCAGACATCAGCTGGCGTTGCTCGTCAAGCCGCTGACATTGACCGCCTTAAAACTCTTGGTGCTTACGGCGACTTGGAGCGTGCAGTTGCTCAGCAAGAAATTGATGCTAGATACCAAGACGTATTACGTAAAGCTGGCTTTAGTGCTGAACAGATTGGTAACTTATCAAACATTTTTCGTGGAGTTCCTGTTAGCGATGTGGCTAAGTCTGAGACAGTTACTACACCAAACCCAAGCTTTGCAAGTCAACTTGCTGGCACAGGGTTGACTGGTTTGTCCTTGTATAACATGATGAAGTAAGGATTAATATGAGTATTCTTAGCGCACTTAGAACGCAAACAGATTCAATAGATGACCTAGCAGCATTGCCACAAGCAATGATTATGCAGATGGCTCAAAAGAAGCAGATCCGTGAGGATATGATTGCTCCAATTCTTGCCCGTAAAGCTGAAATGGCTGAAGCATCAGCGCGTAATCAAGCACTGAAGACACAAGGACAACAACCTACTGTGATGGAGCAGTTGATGCAACGCAATGCAGTTGCAGAACAACCAGCCCCAGAACAGCAAACAGATGTTGGTATCGGTCAATTGCCTGTAAACCCAGGAATGTTCCAAGAGCAGTCTATGGCTGGAGGCGGTATCGTTGCCTTTGCTAAAGGGGACTTAGTTGAGGAAATGACTGAGGAAGAGCGTGCTGAATACATTAGAAACAACCCGTATTTACAGCGTTCACAAGCAATAGCAAACATTCCAGCTGGTTTTGCAGACTTTATTAAAGAGTACAACCCAATTACTGGTTCTAAGTTCCGTGAAGGGATTTCTGGTCTCTTTAGTGGTGACGGTATGAGTACGTACGAAAAGGGTCGCAAAGCAAGAACTGGCGAAATACCTATGTTTGTAGGAGATAAACCTACAGAAAAAGGTAACTTAGTTGCTGAAGGTAAAATGCGTTCAGATCAAAACCTTCAAGAAGTTAAGAATGCTGAGAAGAGATTGGCTGATGATGCCATGAAGAAGTTTGACCAAGATACTATTGCTTTTGAGAAAGAACGTGCAGCTAAATTAGCGGCTAATACGAACACTTTAGCCGGTAACGTTACCACTAAAAACAAAGAAAAGCCTATTGAAGCAGTTAAAGAAGATGCTTTATCTAAGTATGAAAAGATGCTTATGGATGCTGGCGAGTCTTCTAAAGACGCTCGTGAAGATGCAAAATACATGCGTTTATTAGAGGCTGGCTTAAACATTATGGGTGGAGAATCACCTTATGCGCTTGCCAATATAGGTAAAGGCGCCTCAGCTGCCGCTAAAGGTTATGGTGAAGACGTTCGTGGACTACGTAAAGAAGAGCGTGAGCGTCTCAAAGACCTTATGGAAATCCAAAAAGAACGTGGTGATATTGACTACAAAACAAAGCTATTACGTGTTCAAGAGATGGCGGCTAATAAACCATCATCTATTACTGAGTTGGCTAATTTATACAAAACTAACCCAGAGTTGGCTCGATTGGTTCAAGGTCAAGGTAAAGCTGGCATTATGACGTTTGAAGAGGCTTATAAGATAGTTTCGTCTGACTTGAAAAATGCAAGCTTGTCTGATGCTGATAAAGTCCAAAAAGCTAGAGATTTGATGGCTGCTTCATCAGGTGGTGCCGCTTCTGCTCCAAACGTATTAACATACGTACCAGGACAAAAACTTAAATAACTAGGGGCTTCTTATGCCGATTGTAAATATTCAGGGGGTTGGCCAAGTCAGCTTCCCAGATGAGATGTCTAATGAACAAATTCAGACGGCCATTGAAACAGAAATACTTCCTCAGTTTCCAGAGATTCAAGCTAAAGCTCCCCGTGGCTTATTAGGTGGTACTAAAGACATTGGTGCCAGTCTTTTAGCGGGTGTTGGTAATCTTATACAGTTACCAGGTCAACTTGGTACGCTTGCTGGTATGTCTTCACCTGAACGTCAAGACTCTGGCATTCAAGGTTACGGTCAAGAACTTGAGAAGTATGCTCAAGGACTAAAGACGCCTACATTAGTAGCTAAAGAAAAGTTATTGGCTAGAGATGTAGCTAAGGCGGACGGTTTCTTTGAAGAAGCTGGAGTTCAACTAAAGGGATTAGCTACTGATCCAGCGTTATTATCATCTTTCTTTTCTGAACAAATACCTAACCTAATTGGGTCGTTTGGTTTTGGCGCCTTGGGTAAGGGTGGTGCTAAGTTACTACTAAAGAATGCTACTGAAGAGGCTGTATCTAAAGTTGGCGTTGGCTCTGCCCTTGCTGGTGGTGCTGTTATGCAAGGCACAGATATAGGTTATGACACTTACTTACAGATTTATTCACGGTTAAAAGAAGAAGGCACGCCTGAAGAGGAAGCTCAGGGCATTGCTTTAGCTAAAGGTCGTGTTGCTGCTCTTGAGGCGGCTGGTTTAAGTTTGGCTTCTTCTAAGTTACCAGGCGGTGCGTCTATTGAAAGAGCGATGCTTGGTAAAGGGTTGCCTGGTACTGGCGGATTCCTTAAGAGTACTATTGGTGAGGCGGTCAGTGAGGGTCTTGAAGAGGGTGGTGGAAAGTTTGCCAGCAACATTGGTATTCAAGAAGTATTCCCTGAGACTGAGTTGCTGAAGGGTGTTGGCGCGGCTAGTTCTATGGGTGCATTAGGCGGTGCTTTATTTGGCGCCCCAGCTGGTGTTGCCTTGGGTGCAAGAGCGCGCCGTGAAGCAGAACTTGCCCGCTTACAAGAAGAACAGAATAGAATTCCTGAAGAAGAAATAGATACTGGATTACTTGGTACACGAGAGGCTTATGCGGATGAAGCTGACCGTCTTCGTGTTGAGGCGTTCCGTGATTTACAGGCTAGAAAGAACTCTAAGGCATACCAAAAGCTAGATGAATTAAACCAACAAGCTAGGGCAAAACAAGCTGAAGAAGACTTGCGTAAGGCTGAGGGGTCTGCGTTTTCTACAGCTGAGTTTGATGAGCAAGGTAACATTGTTCCCCCTAAAGAACAGGTTATCGCTGGTTTATTGCCATATAAGCCAACAATCAAGCCATACTTTGTATTCCCTGATGGGTCTGTTGCTACATCAGATGAGGCCGCATTTGCCGCCAAGTATGCTCCACAGCTAGGCACTGAAGGCATCAATGAAGTATTGAGCAAGTTCAATCCTATGCCAGAAATCCCAGAGGTTTCTAGCGAAAAGATTACTCGATTCGGCTTTGTTCCTGAAGGTGACTCATCTGTAAAGGTTACTGAGGGCGAAAAAGTTACTCGTAAAGACGGCTCAGAGTGGCTTAAGTATTACGATGATAGCGGTAAGAAATCTTTCCGTAAGATGGATAAGGTGATGGTTGACCCAACTGAAGAAGACATCATTCAGTTGGAGTACGACAATGCCATGAAGACGATTGACTTTGGTACTAACGAGTTTGCTAACTGGTTAACCAAGCAAGGCGTCAAAGCTGACCAAATGATGGACGTTCTTGGCGAGTCTAAGAAGAACAAAAACAAGGTTATCAGCACCAATAACGACAAGCGTAAGCTTTTCCGTCCTGATGGCCAGCAGTTAGATGAGTTAGCTACTCGTGCTAGAGATTCTGGTTTCATGACACAGGCTGACATTGATGCGGCTGGTGATGTTGGTGGTGTACGCAAGTTAACTGAAATGATTCAGGATGCGTTCCGTGGAGAAGTGGTTGTTACTCCAAAGATGCAGGATGCTTATGCCCAAGTTGACCAGCTAGAGGAAGCGTTCCGTCAAAGACGTGCCTTGATTAAGCCTGAACCAACCCCTACAGAAGCTGATTTAGCACCCCTAGAAGGCGCTGAACTAGAGGCGGACATACTGGCGCAAGCACAAGCTGTTCCGCAAGAACAGTTCGTTCCTGAAGGCGCCCCTGTAGCACAGGAAATTTCCGCTGAAACAGCACCGCTTGAGATGGAGTACAAGCAAGCTGTAGAGCAAGGCGTTCTTCCTGAGCCTAAAGCTGAGATGCGTCAACCGCAAGGTTATTACACAGACAAGTTCATAGCTGAAGGCGAGACGCTGGCTAAGAATATGCGTGCATCATTAGATAAGATGGGGCTAAAGGGTGTAGGTCTAAACCTAGAAGATTCTATCTATCAGTTAATCAACGGACGAATGACTGAGGTTAACGGTAACTACTTTGACAAGCTTATCCAGGTGTCATTGTCAGGCGACAACATATTACGCACGTTGAATCACGAATCAATTCACGCAATGAGGGAGTTAGGATTCTTCTCTGATGCTGACTGGAAGATGTTGTCTGACATGGCAACTAAACAGTGGTTGCAGAAATACAACGTTAAACAGCGTTATCCTAATTTAAGCCAAGAAGAACGCATTGAAGAAGCAATTGCTGATGCTTTTGCTGATAGACAGACACAGCCACCAGTAGTTAAATCAATCATTGCTAAAGCTTTGGATATGCTTAAGCGTATTGGTAACGTGTTGCGTGGAAGAGGTTTCCGTATTGCTGACGACATCTTTGCTGAAGCAGCGGAAGGCAAGTTAAAACAAACTGAACCTGTTGAAGTTAAAGCGCCCGCCAAGCAGAAGACAAAAGAACCTCTTAATGCAGCGGATAGAAAAGAAGCTTTTGACGCATGGTTTGGTGACAGTAAGATTGTTAATCCTGATGGCACGCCTATGGTTTTATATCATGGCACACGCAAGGATTTTAATGAGTTCAAGCCTGGTGCTGGTGCTTTTGGGTATGGCGTTTATTTAACAGGAATGCCTGACAGAACTAAGCTTTATTGGGGTGGCTTTGATAAGACGCCACCAAAAGGTGGAAACATTCTTCCTTTATATGTTCGCATGATTAACCCTAAGATATATCAAGGTGGCGAGAAAGAAGTTTTGCCTACTGGTATGGTTCGTCATAGCCCACAACATTCTAAATACATTACTGAACAAGCCAAGCAAGAAGGTTATGACGGTATTGTTATTAAGAACCCAGACGGAACAATTTGGGAAGCGGTTGCGTTTGAGCCTAACCAACTTAAGTCTGCTACTGGAAATATTGGTGAATTCAATATTCAAGATAATGACATTCGTGCAGATCGAGCTGATAGTTTTGCAAAGTGGTTTGGTAATTCTAAAGTCGTTGATAAAAACGGTGCGCCACGTGTTATGTATCACGGAACGGCAACTGACATTACCAAGTTCTCTCCTAACCAGTTCTTTACGTTCTCTCCAAAGGCCGCTAATTCTTACGCTTTGAAAGAAGAATACGAGCAAGGCGCACGATTTGATGGTGAGTCTGAAGGCATTAAGGGTGCAAACATCCTGCCTGTTTACATCAAAGCGGAAAACATTGCCTCAGCTGATGATGTACTTAATACAGCCAAGAAGCTTGGTTTGTACGACCAGAATGCTGAAGACAGTTATTTGTATACATCTTCATACACAGACAAGAACGTTTCTGATGCGGTCATCAACGACCTTAAGAAACAAGGGTTTGATTCTATTTTCCATTATGACTACGATTTGGATGGCAATAGAATTGAATCTCTTCAGGTATTTAACCCAGGCAACATTAAGTCTTCAACTGGAAACGTTGGTGATTTCAGTCAAGCTGATGCTGATATCCGTGCTGAAATTCCTGCTTGGAGCGAACGAGATGAACCAAATCAGTTTGGTCGTGAAACTACTCTAACTTCAATGTACAAAAGAATGCAGGGTTCGTATGATGAATCATTTTCTCCAGACGAAGCTTTTGAATCTGCTTATGAACAGGCTACTAAAGAAGAGCAGTACATCTTACGCCAGCTAAAGAAAGACGGGATGCTTGGGTTTGACTACCCACATCAGGCTGTTTTAGCAATTATTCAGGAGCCAACTTCATTTGACTTGTCACCTCAGTTAAAGACAGCTATTTCTAGGCTTGGTAATAAATCTGTTAAAGAAACAAAACAACCAAAAGCAGAAATCCCTACGCCTAAGAGGTTGAAGGCTGACTTAAGTAACGTTAACCCAGATGTTGCCAAGAGAATTATTGCTCAGTTCACACAAACTCCTGCAACGATTCAGGAAAAGTTTAAACAGTTGCGTCCTAACATGGCGGAGCGTTTGATTCAGGGATTGTTTGACGAGTTCCGCTCTATCAAGAAGTATTCCAACGAAGCCTACATGAAGTCCGTGCTATCTAAGTCTACAGACGGTGCACTTGAGGGATTGTTGTATTACGGTCAAGTTGAGCTAGATAACGGCGCCTTGAATATCAAAAAGGGAACCAAAGGTCTATTGGATATCCTTGAGCCATTGGGTAAGGAAGTAGACCAGTACCAGATCTGGAAAGCTTTGAACCGTGATGCTCGAATGCCAGCAGATAAGCGTTCATTCCAAGACTTAATTGGTTACAGGGATGAATTGGTCAAAGGTGAGATTAATGGCGTGCCACGTAAGCAGGTTTACGAGACAGCTCTTAAGGAAGAGAACGCGCTAAACAGGTCTGTTCTTGATATTGCTAAAGCTCAAGGCATCATTGACGATGAGGCATACGCCCGCTTTGCTAGTGACATTTACTACATCCCGTTCTACTCAGAGATGGAAGACGGGCAAGTTGGTTCAGTGAATGCGTCCTCTAAGTTAACTGGTCAATACTTCTCTAAGAAGCTTAAGGGTGGAGAGAAGAAGACCAACGACTTGATGGAAAACGTTCTAATGAACTGGTCACATATCTTGTCTGCGTCTATGAAGAACGCCGCCGCTCAAAGTACATTGAAGGCAGCCGCTGATTTAGGTGCAGCCGAGAAGGTTAAACAGACTACCGTTAAGGGTGTTACCCAGTACTACGTTACCGAAGATGGCGAGCGTAGATTTGTGGATAAGAAGGACGTTGTTAAGATTATGGAGAAGGGCAATGAGGTTGCCTATTCTGTAACTGACCCAGATCTAGTGGACTCCATCTCCCTTATCAGCTACCTAGGCCCTAAGTCACCGTTCTTGGATGTAGCCAAAGGGTTTACTAACGCATTGCGTTATGGTGTTACTTTGTCTCCAGCCTATAAGATTCGCAACTTAATGCGTGACTCTGTACAGGCGGCGGCTGTTAGCCCAATTGGTATGAACATCATGACTAACGTCTACAACGGTCTTAAGTTGTCTGACCGTGGTAATCCTACATTCATGTCAGCTTTGGTAGGTGGTGGCGTATTTGAGATGGGTGTTGCACACGAAGGCGACCAAGCCAAGATGATTAAGCGCTTGATAGACAAGGGCGTTAACTACGGCACAATCCTTGATACGCCTGAGAAAATCAAAGGTATGTTTGGTAAAGCCTTGGATTGGTACAACGAACAGGGTAATCGCTTTGAAAATGCTAACCGTTTAACCCTTTACCAGAAGCTAATTGACGAAGGCAAGACTCATTTGGAAGCGTCTTTTGCAGCTCGAGACTTAATGAACTTCTCATCACAGGGTTCATTCCGTGCGGTTAAGGTTCTTTCCCAGGTGGTTCCGTTCTTCAACGCACGTTTACAGGGCTTGTATAAGCTCGGTAGAGACGGTATTACTCCAACGTATAGACTTATCTACAACACAGCAACTGGCAAGCCTATTGAGGCATCTGACAAGATTAAGGCGCAGAGTTTCATGGTTGTGTCTAGTGCTGTTATGTTGGCATCTACGCTCCTCTACTTGACATTCAAGGATGATGAAGACTTCCAGCGCCGTGAGGACTGGGACAGAGATAACTTCTGGTGGTTCAAGATTAATGACGTTCAGTACCGTATTCCTAAGCCGTTTGAGATTGGTGCTTTGGGTACGATTGCAGAGCGCACGATTGAACAGGTTATGGATGAGAACGTTGAAGGTAAAGTGTTTGCAAACCGTATGCACTCTATCCTTTCAGATACATTCTCATTGAACCCAATCCCACAGTTTGCCAAGCCATTGATTGACTTGTATGCAAATAAGGACAGCTTTACTGGCGCGCCGATTGAGTCAGCTGGTCTTGAGCGTTTATCTAAGCAAGAGCGCTACACTGACAGCACAAGCGCACTAGCTAAGGCGTTGGGCGGTATTAGCCAAGCAGCGACTAGGGTTCTTACAATGAGTCCTGAAGCAGAAGGCATGTCTCCAGTTCAGGTTGACTACGCTGTCAAAGCTTATCTTGGTTGGCTTGGAGGCACGGCAGCATCTGTTTCTGACAAAGCCGTTCAGCCTTGGAGTGAGGTAGAGAAGCCAGGTAAACCGTTGATTGACACGGTTGGTATGGGCTTTATCAAGACTATGCCAGAGACTCAATCTAAGTTTGCTACAGCTTTCTATGACAACAACAAGAAAATCAACCAGGCGTTCGCTGACATGAAGCGTTACACCGAGATTGGTGACTTGGAGAAAGTGGCTGAGATTTACGAGAAGAAGGGCGACTTGATTACCTTGCAGAAGATGTACGACAAGACATCTAAGAGCTTGGCTGAGTACCGTAAATACATTCAGATGATTACTAGAGATCCTAGCATGAGCAAGGAAGAGAAAGAGCTTGAGATTGCTAGAACTAGAATCCTAATATCTGAAACTTCTAGGATGGTTGAAGAAGTAAGGAAAGCGTCTAAGAAACAGTAAGGTGGCCGTTCTCAAACAGCCATCCTATTGTTTTCCGATGGGCGTTTTCCCATAACTCTTCCCGCTCAGCCTTAGATAGGTTCTTTCCCTGATCCAGCTCCATGTGGCAACCGTAGCATAAACTTGCCGTGCGGAAGTCATGTGCTTTGATGCCTCTGCCTTTGCCGTCTCTGAGTTGATTGCTGTGAGCAGCGACCACGGTTCCGTCTTGGCAACCGCAGTGCTGGCATGGTGACTGTCTGAGAATCTTTAGAAGTTTCTCATTGCGGTACACTGTGCGTCCTCATCATATTCATGATTGCTTCTTGAGCAAACTCCCATGGCTTTCTAGGATTGACTACTTCTGGCGGGATATTCAGTGACTCTACTGATATGTGAGAGCATAGGCGCCATTTATGAAGTCCCATGGAGGTTATCTTTTTATCCTTACTTAGCTCATAAATGTACGTGCGTGTTGTTTTCTGGTTAGCGTTTAAGTTATTCGCTATTTCCTTTGTTGTCTTGCCCGGATTCAGTGCTATGTAATGCAGTATTCGTATCTTCTTGTTCATTCGTTTTCTCCTTTTTCTTCCCAAATATGCTATCCCAATTTGATTCAAACTTTTCACGGTCTGGTATAGGTCTTGGGGAGTCACCCTTACCGCCGTTGCCTTGTGGTCTAAACATAATTTTCCTTTCTATCTTTCGCCTACAAATTTAGTGCTTGCTATGCTGACTATTGACCTTAGCTTGTTATGTAACGCCTTGATTTCAACCTCATCTCGTTCTCTTTGCGCACGAACAGCTATATTCCACGCACGTTGCCATGCTTGCCAGGCTATCTGCGCCTCTAGGTTAGCGTATTCGCCTTTGTAATGATCTATGGCTACTTTGCCTTCAGCCCACTGTTCAAAGTCTTCTTTCATTTTTCTCCTTTATCTTCGCCTCTATTTTGTCAAACAGTTCACGGGTATAACCACCAATACCGTCGCCATGGCTACCAACAATTTCTTTAATCTCATCTTCTGTTAGGTATTGCCACTTCTTTCTCGCTTCTTTAATTTCTTTAAGCATCTTGTCCATCAGGTCAGCACAGTAACCTAAGAACGGCCACTTGGTTGTGCCGTTAGCCATACTGCGCGCCATCCCGATAGCAATTTCAACTGTGCGTATGCTTACCTTTCTCATTTCTTCAGCTCCTGCAAGATGCACTCAAGGCGATACACAATCACGATGAGGCAGATTAATAGCGCCCAGTCCATTACTTCACCATGCACGTAAATGCTAGGTTGTTAACACGGAACTGTTTCATCAGCTCACAGTCCTTCATGATCTGGTAAGTGTATGTGGCGTTCGTCACAATGGTACCCAAGGCAAAGCCAATAAGTAATATAGTTAAGAAATTCTTTAGTTTATCTATCCATTCTTTGTTCATGATTTAACCTTGTCGTAGATTAATGCCAGAGTAAATCTGTAATGTGGCGCAGTTTGAGATTGCGGTCTAAGTGCATGAGGAACTTGGCCATCAAAAACAATCACTCTGTTAGGCGTGTATGGCGAGGCAAACGCAATGTCTTTGCCGTTGTCAGCATAAAACATGGTGTCGCCAAACCAACCATCTTGCCACTTAGTATTCACGTAATACAGGATTACCTTTGACTCTGGGTGGACGTGAGCAAAATACGAGTCTGATGGGACGGATAAGTTCACGATAGCTTTGTGTAGCTCAAGACCATCAACTAGGGATGCTATCGGCGTGTTTTCAAGCTTGTCTAATATTTTGAGAGCGTTGACATCTTCCATCGTGTAACTAGCGTGCAAGAACTTATGCACCTGATCATTGAAGTCCACCGTGTCGCCCCAGCCAATCTTATAGTTAGACATCGTGGCGTATAGATAAGTGTCTGCTATGAACTGCATGTCAAAAACATCATCAAACACGTCAATTTGTTTGCCACCTTCAAGTAGGATAGTTTTATGTTTCATCAGTATTTATACCCGTTGTTCTTTTTCTTGTTGTAGTTGGCGTTCATTGTGAAAGCTGTGACTGGGTAACGCATCTTCTGGTTAGTATCAATCCAGTAGACAATCACGGTCTCATCCTCAACACCCCAACAACCTTCGCTTGTATATCCTGCTGAGCCATAGTTGTAGGCACGATTAAGCTTATCAAACACTTGCCCATCGTACTTACATACGCCATCTGTCAACACAATCTTGCCGCCCGCCTGGTTAGGTTGGGTGGCAACAGTCTCAGCGCTTACGTGGGCGCTTAGGGACAACAGCAGCAATACCAGTATCTTCTTCATCACTCTTCTCCTTTTTACGTGCTTCCATCATTTCGTCTGCAATCTGCCACACTTCTTGGGCCGTTCGTTCTTTACTGGCAATGACTGCGCCAACCAAAGCAAACATGGCAAAACAATCTCTCAAGTCTTCATCATTCATTTTTTACCTTTATATTTGATTTCCACAATACGGCAATCATTCTTCCACCTTGAACATTGGCTGTTCCATGCCTAGATATAACGCCGTTCTTCTTTGCAGATATGGTTATGTAGCCCCACGCCTTTTCTGTTGGTGCGACTGGGACATCATGGCTTGCTCTTCTGACATCTTCTATGGTGAATGTGTCATGTGTTTTTGCATAAGAAATAAGAGCGTTATAAGCAGAAGCTTTCCATTCTTCACCTGCATGGTCTGCGGCCAAAGAAGCCATTCTTTCACCGATTTCATAGCCAAATAAATCATTCATTTCTATTCTCCACAAACCATAAGGCAAACAGAATGGCGAACGAAACGCCAGCCCCAAAGCCTATACCAAGGAGTAGCGTGGATGCAATGTTCAATAGTAGATCCATCATTCCCCCAGTTGTATGATTTCTTCCGCCAAGATAGCCCGCAATGCCTTCCCGTTAATGGAAATCATCTGGCATTCCTTGTTTGCCTTAACGACCTTAATGGCGTCCTTAAGCCCCTTTATGTACGCACCATCTTTCTTGGTATTGCCTTCTATCATCATGCCAATAGAGTGACGAATCATTGAGGAAGCTTTACGGTCTCGAGCTAATACCTTTAGCTTTTCAATGTACTCAGCGGGCAGATAGATTGAGTACGGCACTAACTTCTTTTCCATGCGTCAAACCTTTCTCTTAGTTGCACGAACTTAGCTTTCGCCTCATCGTTTGTTTTTAGTTCTTTGCGTGAGTCAATGCTTAGGTAATACTTCATCCATTCAGCGCATTCACCTTCAGTCATAATCTCGTCTTCGCCTTCTGTTAGTGCGTAAACAAAGTCCCAAAACTCCTTGTCCCTGCAATACATGCCAGCAATTGATACGAGCTTACTGTCATCATCCTTCTTGAAGGACTCACGGTTTAGTGGCATTTCGTTATCGCCTAAGCGCACCATTACCACCATGTACCTGGCACCTACAAAGTCACGCATAAGGTCTTGTGGCAAGTCATCTGGATGAACAGCCAAGGTTAGGGAGTACCCATCCTTGGTCTGTTTCAGAGCCGTCTTTACGCCCTCAAACTTAATTGTTTCCATTTTTGTTTGCCAATACTTTTGCAGTCATTTCTTGAACGAATTCAATTTGCTTGATAAGCACGGCGTTCTTAGCGGTTGCTAAATGCAATGCTCCTTCGGCAATGTCTAGCTCGTTTCTTAATGAATCGTTCTCTTTGATTTCAGAAGCAAGAGCCTGTTGTAGATTCTTGGCTAATTTCTCCCAGTCAATCTTAGGGGTACGTGGTTTGCGTGGCTTAGATAACTTAATCTTTTCTTTAGCGTATGCCTCTACTGGCACGCCTAGTTTCTCGGCTAAATTAGCCTCAGACTTAAGAATCATTATCTTTTTCACTGATGGTTTACGTGGTTTCTTGTCTACTGCACCTTTAGTTCTTGGCATATTGTTCTCCTTAGAATGGTAAATCGTCATCTGACGTTGGCGCTGCATCTTGGCGCACGTTGTTTTCAGGTTTCTTGTATGTGTCTACTTTGAGGGATAGGAACTTACCGTTCTTACCTTCTTTAGACCAACCGCCAAGCTTTACCGTTACCAGTTGCTCGGTTGAGTTCTCGATCAGGTCTAGCAAGAATGCCTTATCAAACTTGATGTCGCCGAACATGTCGGGCGCCTTCTCATGTTTCTTCTCTTGTGTTCTGAATAGTGCGCCTGTATTTGGGTATTCCATTTATTACTCCTTAGTTAGTTTTTCTTTAGTTGCTTTTAATGCGGCTAAGATTTCGTCATAGACCACTTTGTTTTCTTCCTTCAACTTGTCATAGATCACACGGTTGTTCTTGAAGATGTTATTTACGTCTTCTACCTGCTCCGCAAAACCTAAACAAACCTCTGTGGCAAGCTTAACTGCTGTCGCCCAGTTACCGCCTTCATCTTCTGTAACCTTTAGTTGCCAATCGCCTACCTTGCCTTCCATTACTGTATGAACCTTAGCCTTTGGGACTATCACGTCAGACTTTGGGACTGGCTTGAATGGTGGCTTTAGGCTTGGACTTTCGCTGGCTCCTGTGGTCGCATCAAGCGCGTCATGCTCAACGATTTCCATGGCTGTCACCCAAAGGTAACGGCGTAGGTATGTCTGCACGGCACCAAGGTTCTGAACCTCATGGCAACCTTTTAACGCAGCTGATGACATTGGGCTGTTGATGTGGATGTAAGTACCATCATCCATGTCTGTGATTGTCAATACCGCCACGTCTGGTAGGTATGAAACCACGCCACACAACCCTTGTTCAGCAAAGATTTCCTGAATCGTAGGCAAGAAGTCACCTAGTTCAAAATACTTGTAGCCCGCAAACTTGTTGTGGCCAGACTTGTTTAGCTTTCTACCTTGTAGATCAAGGCGGGCAGCCATTAACTTCTTATGTACGCTCATTTTGTATCCCTATTTTTAGCAAATTCGTAGTCAGAACGGTACTCCGTTGGGGGTGTCCATCCAAACTTACGCCATGTCTTCTGAACGTCTGCGCCTGTTTGATAGACAAACGTAGAGTCAGTATCAATCGCTAGTGATGACACTGGTCGTTTCTTCTTGGCCTCATTACGAATGCCAACTAACTTCATTAAAGTATCTTTCATTTCCATTCCTTTCTTACATGCTCGGGGTGAATATGTACGTACTTGCCATCCTCATCTGCGGGAATGCCAAATTCATACGGTATGTACTCATCGTCATCAGACATGAGATATATTTCGTGACCGTCAATAAAACCTTGAACAACCAAGTTGTAGTCTTGGTCGTCATCTCCGTATGGGGCGTTTAGCTCGTAACCTGCCGCACCATAAAAGAATCCGTAGGCATACGCTCCCATGCGCTCCCAGTCACGTTGGTTTAGCTTCTTAGTTGCCACTGTTGTACTCCTTCCATTGAGAGCAAAAGTCCCTGACTTGGCAGAAATTTGCGCAACGGGTTCTTTCACCTGGGCGGAACTCTATCTCATATCCCTTACCCAATTCTTCAATCTTGGCGAGCGCTTTGTCTTCCGTGTCAAGCACGGTAGTTGCACGCTTGTTACCAACCTTTCGTACCGCCCAAAAAGCTGGTTTTTCCCACATCTCGCTAGGTGAACACTGAGGCAAATCATCAGAAGTCTCGGCTGCGAAGAGCGCATTGGAATGTAACTGAATCCTCTCCTTAATAAAATTCTCCCGCTTTTCGAACGTCCAAAGAGGTACATCAATGACTTTAATTGGCGCCTCTGGGTAACCTTCTTTAACCTGCGCATCTCTTCTGCTCCAGTCTCTAATGATTGCAATGATTTCTACCTTCTTAACTGGAACCTTCTTGACCTTCTCCACGAGCCACGCATAGATGTTTAACTGTTGTTCCCAGTCAGACTTCTCATTCATCACCGCCCATGCGCCTGTCGTCTTGTAGTCGGCGACAATGATGCCATCGTCTTCTACACGCTGAAGGTCAATCGCACCTGAGATATCCCATCCGTCCACGTTGGCATGTAGGCGTTGCTCGATGATGTGATGGTCGTCTTTGCCAAGCTCTAGCACGGCATGAATGGCTGTTCCGAAGATAGCCCATACCTTGTCTGCTACGTCTTCTTCTAGGTTATCCCAGTGGATTTTCTTTAGCTGAACAATCCTTGGGCTAGTGATGATTTCCGTAGCTGACAAATGCGCCTTACCCTTGGTGTACGTCGGGCGATTAAGCACATTGACGAAAGTTTGGGGTAAGTTGTATTTGTTTGTCAGTTTCATCTAATTGAATCCTCCACAAATGCTAGTGCGCATTGAAAAGCTGTGATGACAATCGCTATTGGCAACATTAAAAACGTAATTAATCCCACTATCTTTCTCATGCGTACTCCTTCATCTTCATGATGGTGGAGCGCAATTGAATTGCCTCAGCAACGACATGCTCAGCATCTTCCAATGCCCTGTCTAGGTCTTTCTTAGTGATTGATTCCTCGCAACGTCGAGTGAACGTGCGAATGTAAATAATTGACTCTGAATAGTCCATACTTCCTCCGTGTTGTGCGTTAAAAAACATTTCCTCACCGCCAATATAATCCCGTATAATCTGCATGTCAATAGGTTGTACCCAATTAAATGCAACAGTTGTATTTAGGAACACATGATTACACTAGAACTGCCATACCCCGTCAGCGTGAACGCCTACTGGTTAGCATCTGGTAAGCGCCGATATATTTCCAAGCGGGGGGTAGAGTTTAAGAAATCAGTAGCTCATATATGGAGCCAGTGCGGCCATGGGGGATTCGGGGATAATCCCGTGGAACTCAATGTTTATCTGTATCCCCGCGATTCCCGTCTCATGGATATTGATAATATGCTGAAGTGCCTTGGGGACAGCCTCCAGGACGCGGGCTGTTTTACAGATGACCAACAGGTTTGGAAGATTACGGTAGAGCGTGGGCCTAAGAAAAAAGGTGGTGGTTGCCAAGTTACTATCAAGGAATATCTAGTAAACTGTAGTGGCTGATGGGTTCCCTTTCATTTCCCATCAGTTCCTTAGAACGTGAGCTTGGGGTGGTCTAAGTGGATCACCCCCTTTTTTTACTAGATTTAGTTAGTCCATATCCATCTAAATCAATCTATGGTATAGTTGGCGCACTAACCCTCCGTTAGTCTACGACCTCCGTAGGCACAATCCTCTTGTGCATTTCCTCAGAAACCCTCAGTCCTCCGCTGAGGGTTTCGTCTTTTGTAGGTAGGGAATTACCTATTGAAGTAGGGGAGTCCCTACTGTAGGTGTTTACCCTTATATGGGTGGTAACGTTACCGGTCTTCAAATACGACATGATGTCGCTTTTGGCAGAAACGGGGAAACTTCCCCGTAATCCCCGCAATCCCCGTCCCCGTCCCCGTTTTAAAAAACACTTGCACAAATAAATCTTTTCAGATTACACTAGGCGAGCTGATAGGGGTATCAGTGTTATAATCTGGCTCAAGATAGACCGTTATGGTCTGCCGTTTCGCACTACGTAAGTATTCTTGAGCCTATTTACGCAGTGTTATCCCCTAGAAACGACAGATCCTAGCGGTCTTTTTCTTTTCAGTCAGCCGATTGATGTTGGACGGGGAACAAACCACGCCAGCGACATCAGTTGTAAGCAGACTGGGGGTAAGTAGATGTAACACTGCATATATCGGTGGCGAAGCTAGTGCCGATTCTACGAACGACTGGCGGGTGTTGTGGCTCCGTGACGGAACAACTGAAGGCGCATCTAGGTAGGCTAGGTGCGTCCACCGTTCGGGAACAAGGGGATGGGTTACTACAGTGGGTTACTACAGTAGACGGAAAGCGGAAAGCGGAATTTCGTTTGTATAAAAATAGCTATTGCATTAGCATGGGAACAATGTATGATGATGGAGACGGAAAGAAAAGACGGGGGCATGAATCAGCGTGAGGTCGCTGAAGCTCTTGGAGTAAGTAGGACGGCAGTGCAGCAAGCGGAGAGGCGGGCGATGAAGAAGATTATAAAGTTGCTTGCCAAGAGGAAAATAAAACGGGAGGATTTCTTTGATTAAGTTACCAGAGTTACACGCCAAGACTGACGAGCGGGTTGGCATGATTCTATGCCCGCCTGAATGGTTTGGTTATGACCAGGCGTTGAGACTTGAATTGCTTGGCGATTGGATATACGGCCTACAACGGTTGCATGAGGCGACTGAAGTTCAGATGAACACTGATGATGCTATCAGGAAGGCGATGAAGAAATGAAAGCAGGACAATGGGTAGTTGTAGTTAAACACGATGAAGACCCTAGTTTAATAGGGAGATTGGTGGTAATAGTTAATCCAAAGTGGTGGTCTCCTGATGAGGATTATAGGGATTGCCAAATAGATGCCAATTCCACTACTTTTATTAAAGAAGAAGATTTGCGACCAGTAACATTGAGCAAGCAAACAAGAGAAGAAATGATAAAGATTTACGACGCATATTACATATACAAAAAATATGAGGAAGAATTGAGATGAAAGAAGAAGCATTAAAGTTGGCTGACCAGTTGGAAGATGAAGCTAAGTATGGTGAGTGCGACTGGACTAGCCCAAGAGTATCAGCCACTATGATTCGCAGACTTGTAGAAGAATTGGATAAGCAAGAATACCGAAGAACCCATGAAGGCTTTAGCACAATTATTGATAAGGTCACGCCACAAACAAAGCCATTAAGTGATGAGGAAATAGGCGATTGTGTAGATGATTGTTTTGGATTGATGGCATTGCAACACAAATACACTTATAGCATTGACCAAGTTCAAGAGTATGGATTAAAACTTTGCAAGGCAATAGAAGAAAGGCATGGGATTAAATGAAAGAAAAACTAAAGCCTGGCGACATGGTTTATATCAAAGGTCAAGAAGCTAAGCCATACGAATACTTGGTTATCGGTGAAGAGGGATTGCCAACAGACGTAGGCGGTATGACATTGGTTGCCCGTTGGTATAGAACGGACTCTTTGATAAAGGCAGACCGTCAAGTATCAGATGATGATGGCTTTGCTTTAAAAGTAGATTACAAAAAACTTGCAGAGACCGCAATAAAGAAAGCGAGTGAGAAATGAGTGTTTTAGATGAAGCAAAAGATATAATTTATGGTGATCGAGAGAAGACATACGGTAAACCAAGTAAGAATTTAGAAGTAATTGCAGAGATGTGGAATGCTTATCTTGGTAATGAATTGTGCTTGTCAGCCAAGGATGTAGCGGTGATGATGGTGTTGTTAAAGGCAGCCCGTCTTCGCAACGACATTACCCATCGTGATTCAGTGGTGGACATCTGCGGTTATGCAGCCCTTATAGAAAGATGTGATGAATAGATAATGGATTACAGAACAGAATTAAAGAAAATGACTGGGAAAATCCCAAAGTCAGTAGTAGAAGGAGGCGTAATGCAAGCAGCGTTGTGGAAAGAAAGAGCAAGCAAAGCGCATAAATTAGCTAGTAATCCGAGGACAACCGCTGTAGAATTGAAGCGTGCGTTTGAGGAAATGCAACGATTCATATAAGAGGAAAAAATGAAAGTTCAATTAAATAAAATCCGCATTGACGGAGATACACAAGCCCGTATTGAAATCAATTACGGCGTAGTTACTGAGTATGCAGAGAAGATGCGTGATGGCGTTCAGTTCCCGCCAGTTGTTACGTTCTTTGATGGTGCTAGTTACTGGTTGGCAGACGGCTTTCACCGTTACCATGGGCATAAATCCAACGCCTCTAAAGACATTGAAGTTGAAGTAATAGAAGGCACACAACGTGATGCTCAACTTTATTCATTCGGCGCCAATGATGACCACGGTTTACGCAGAACTGTAGAAGAAAAGAAGCGCGTTGTATTGCGTATGCTTGATGATTTTGAATGGTCTGAATTAAAGGATCGAGAGATTGCTCGCATCTGTAACGTATCCCATCCGTTTGTTGGCAAGCTAAGAGAGGGCCTTAAGAATGACAATTCTCCAACACAGAATACACCAGTTGAAACCAAAACTAAAGCCGATAAGCCCGCCAAAAAGGTGGACTCTAAACCAGTTGAAACCCAAGATGAAGAACCTGAGAATGACGAACTCCACGCACTGGCTATAGAACATCAGACGTTGGCAGAAGAGAATCAGAAGTTGATGAACAAGTTAGCAGTCCACAACATGGATGCTACTGAAGAAGAGAAGGAAGAAGCTCTCTTATCAATGGAAGAAAAGGATGCCCGCATCAAGTCATTGGAAGCAGAAGTGAAGGCATTAAAAGCAAGCCGTGATACTTATCAATCAAAGAATGCAGATATGCTTAGACAGATTAAGTATCTCAAAAAACAACTAGAGAAATACGAAAAAGTAGACGCATGACGGAAGAAAGCAAGCGGATGTGGGAGGAGTTCCAAAAAGAATTCGCCCGCATCCAAAGACAAATGCTCAAGGAAAAGTTAGACTTAACCAAGAGAAAAGAAGATAACGATTAACCCACGCCAGAGGGTATCTGGTTGCACAGGAGGATGGAATGCTACAGTTACGTGAGCATCAAACTGATGTCGTTGAGAAGATACGACAGGGGTTTGAAAGCGGCCACAGATGTCAGCTCTTATACGCACCAACGGGGTTCGGTAAGACTGAGGTTGCGATGGCTATTATGAAAGAGGTATCGGAGGGTTTCAAAAGAACGGCTATGGTTCTTGACCGTATTGTCTTGGTTGAACAGACCAGTCTGCGGTTAGGTAAGTATGGCATTGAACATGGCGTGATGCAGTCAGGGCATTGGAGATACCGTCCAATGGAACGCATCCAGATCTGTTCTGCTCAGACATTGGAGAAGAGACAGGCTTTCCCTGACATAGACCTATTGATTATTGACGAGTGCCATGTCACCCGCCGTAAGACAGTAGAGTTCATCAAACAAAACCCACAGATTAAAGTTATTGGCTTAACTGCTACCCCGTTCACTAAGGGATTGGGCGATACCTATAGCCATGTGGTGGGTGCTACATCTACCGGAGACCTGATTGAAAAGGGTTGGTTAGCACCGCTCAAGATTTATATTGCCAAAGAGATTGACATGACGGGCGCCAAAAAGGTAGCGGGCGAGTGGTCTCAGGACGAAGTATCTGAGCGAGGCATGAAGATTACTGGCGATATCGTTACCGAGTGGGTAAAGAAAACCCATGAGATATTTGGAGGCCCGAGAAAGACAATCGTGTTCTGTTCAGGAGTTGCTCACGGCAGAGATCTGGTTGCACAGTTTGCTAATGCGGGCTACAACTTTGTTTCCATATCCTACAAAGAAGACGATGAGTTCAAGCGGACTACCATCGAGGACTTTGCTAAGCCTGATACAAACATCCACGGATTGGTGGCTACTGACATCCTGACTCGTGGGTTTGACGTGCCTGATGTAATGATTGGCGTGTCAGCCCGACCCTTTTCTAAATCTTTTAGTTCCCATGTCCAGCAGTTGGGACGTGTGATGAGACCGCATGACTCTAAAGAGTTTGGTGTTTGGTTAGATCACTCAGGCAACTACCTTCGATTCCGTAATGACTGGGATAGCTTGTATGCGGACGGTGTTCGTGAGCTAAAGGAGGGTGGAGAGAAGGCTAAGAAAGAACTTACTGAACGGGAGAAGAAAGAATCTAAGTGTCCTTCATGTGGTATTTTGTGGACGGGTGGGGATGTTTGCTTAGGTTGCGGTCATGTTCGTGAGCGTAGAGCCATGATTGAGGCAGTGCCTGGCGAACTGAGAGAACTCCAAGAGGCTAATCAAAAGCTACACATAACTAACCAAGCGTTTTGGTCAGAGTTGTTGGCTTACTCAAGAGTTAAGGGATACAAAGAAGGATGGGCCGCACATAAGTATAAGGAAAAGTTTGGAGTCTTCCCGCGCGGGTTGAGCAATGACTCTAAAGACCCGTCAAGACAAACATTAAACTGGATTAAGTCTCGTGCCATTGCTTACTCCAAGTCTAAATTAAGGAATCAAGCATGAGATATCTATCAGTATGTTCAGGAGTTGAGGCAGCAAGTGTGGCTTGGCATCCCCTAGGTTGGGAGGCAGTTGGCTATTCAGAAATAGAGAAGTTTCCGTCAGAAGTATTGGCGCATCATTACCCAAACACGCCAAACTTTGGCGACATGACTAAATATAAGGAGTGGAATACAAATGGAACAGTTGAGCTTTTGGTCGGAGGAACCCCGTGTCAATCCTTCTCAGTCGCAGGACTCCGCAAAGGTCTTGAAGACCCAAGGGGAAACCTTGCCCTCGTCTATTGCGGAATTCTTGATAAGTTTAGACCCAAGTGGTTCGTATGGGAAAACGTGCCAGGCGTCCTCAGTTCAAATGGTGGACGGGACTTTGGTTCCTTCCTCGGGGCGGTGGCTGAACTCGGGTATGGGTTCGCATATCGGGTGCTTGACGCTCAATACTTCGGAGTTCCCCAAAGACGCAGACGTGTGTTTGTTGTCGGATGTCTTGGAGACTGGCTTGCTCCCGCAAAAGTTTTATTTGAGCGGGAAAGCTTGCTCAGGAATCCTCCGCCGAGCAGACAAGCGAGGGAAGAAGCTTCCGCCTTTTCTCCAAGCAGCTTTGGAAACTACGGTGAAGGAGTCGGGACACTCAGACGAGACGGAGGAGACCTCGGAGGAGGATCAGAAACTCTAGTAACAACGAACCGCTTGGTTGCCTTTGGTGAGTATGCAGATGACGGCACGGCAAGCACATTGAAAGCCCGTGACTACAAAGACCATACAGATTTAATCGTATATGAAACTCATCCCGCAGACTCTCGTGTTAAAGAGATGGGTGAGGTATGTCAGACGGTAACGAGTCGTTGGGGGACTGGCGGTGGCAATGTCCCGCTTGTTCAATCTGTCGCTATTCAAGATGTATCAGGTAGAGATAAGAAACAGAACGGGCGTGGATGGAATGATGAGGTGATGTATACCTTGGATGCCGCCGCCACTCAAGGCGTTGCTTACTCTATTGGTTTTACTCAATCAGATGCAGCAAGAGATGTTGGCAATGATGTAAGCCCTACCCTTCGCTCAGGCGGGGACGGTGGCTACCCTAACCATGCAGTTGCTTATGGGTTTGAGCCAGGCGTTACCAAGAGAGAGGGTAATCCTAATCGTTTTACGGAAGAACTATCTCCTACATTGCGTGCGCAGATGGGCGACAACCAAGCATCAGTCGCCTATTCAATCCGTGAAGATGCCAAGGCAAACAACTTTAGTGCTACAACTTTAGAGGTAACACCTGCGTTGCAAGCGTTACGTCCGTCAGTCCAGTCGCACCATGCTCAGACTTTCGTGGCCCACGCCTTCAAGGTTCGGGGTGGATGCGAGGGTGGTGGCAAGGGATACCTTGGTTCAGATGAGAAAGCTTTTACTCTAAGCGTGACCCAAGACCAACAGATTGCATTCAATGTGAACGCCCGCCCTGATGAGATGAAGTTCGAGGAAGATATATCAGGCACGCTCACTCGAAGCCAAAGCCCTGGTGTGTTGCAGAACATGGCAGTCCGTAGGCTTACCCCAACAGAATGCGAGAGACTGCAAGGCTTTCCGGATGGATATACAAATATCCCTTGGCGAGGCAAGCCTGACTCTCCCGATGCGCCACGGTATAAGGCAATGGGTAACTCAATGGCTGTACCCGTGATGGCATGGATTGGTAAAAGAATACAGATGGTAGAGGACGAATCAAATGGTTAAGAAACAACCAAAAATACTGGACTGGTATGAGTTCAGCTACTTAAACGGTGTGCGTAAGAACAATCTTGCAGCCATGTCTACCTATGAAGAGTATCTCCACGGTATGCAAAGCATGGGCATTGCCTCCGTAAACGGGCGGATTGAAAAGAAGATGATGCAGATGATTAAGGAGATGGCGGAACTGAACACGCTACTGGCCGCCAAGGTTGAAGAGGAGCGCAAGAGGGATATATCTCTGTGGTTGAATGACCTGTAAGCATGACCCTTTTGTGGGTAGCCTGAAGATGTTTGGTCTCCAGGCTACTCGGTTACAGATCTGGTGCTAAACAAAGTAGAACAATCACGGCAACAAAAACTAGGGATGCAATGATGTCGTCATTGGTTGGGCCTTGGTTCATTTTGTTTCCTCAAGATAAGCCACGGCTTTGGAACTGAGAAATACATTCTTGTGGCGTAAGTCTTTTCCCTGTTCAACGCTAAGAAATCCACGAATCACAAGACCTTTAAAGTATTTGTGTGCCGTTGCATGGCTACAAACTTCCAACTTTATACATTCAAAGAGAATGTCCGTAGCGGGTATGACCCTTTTCTCATAGACCAAGCCAATGATAAAGTCCTGTTCGGGCGTAATGTGATACTGGTTCATGACCAGTCGTCTGTTGTAACCGTTCATTCTGTGCTCCGTTCTACATTCTCAACTTCCCACTCTCCAAGCTCAATGTCGTTTTCATTAAGGTAATCGAACGCCATATCAATCGCCTCGTCTTCGTCATTAGCATCTACAAATACAACGGTCTTTGCGTGTGTAACTAGGGTAACTTCATACTTTTTCATCTCGTGTTTCTCTCCTGATAGTTGGTTTAACCATGCATCAAATAGGGGTTGCCATGGGTTAATCATTTAGCCTCCTGAATAAAATAAATCTCGCCTCGGAACTCGCTTGGGACGACATACTCGCAATGGTTTTTCCATGCGTAGTCTTCAATCTCGTCCTCTTCTATGTCTTTGGTAAAGTAGTTTTTGACTAAGGCCATGGGGTATTTATCCCCGCATTTCACAAAGTCTCCGAACTCAATGCTCCCGAAAATAACTTTCATAGCTGATCACTCCTTTCTTGTTCTTCCCACTCTGCCATGCCTTCGCTGATGCAAAATTGAAGGTCAAGCTCGCTCGGTATGTTCTCCATCACCCACTCAGATTTACCGTCAATACTGTAATATTGGTCGTCACCGTCATCCCAAATCCCGCAGAACGCCATTCCAGGCTCGTAGTAATAAGCCCGCACGGTAAAGCCAAGCTCTGCAAGCTTTTCATAGAATGCAATTGGCGGACTCCAAGCCGTGTCAAAACTAGCACTTAAAAAGTTACTGTCGTGACCTGAGATAAACGGCTCACATACTTCCCACTTCGTTCCCCAGTTGGCATTAGCCCATGAATACCAGTCCGTGAACCCAAAGTATTTGACATTTAATGCCTTTTGAAAATCGTGTAGCTCGGTAGCGTAACCGTCTTCAACGCAACCCGATACGGTGTTGCTTAATTCTTTAGGGCATGGCAAGAACTCGCTGAAGAACTTATCTTCGCTGAGGGCGGTGAAAGCCCGCTCAATCATCTCAGGGTCTTCGTGGTTAATCTCAATAATGTTGTTTGTCCAGTTAGGCATTTGTGTTCTCCTCAATATCATAAATTTCAAAATAGTCAGAACCGAATGGTGTCAATGTTTCCTCGGTATGTTCCATATCCAAAAATATAGCTCGTGCTTTGTCTTCGTCCTCTGCATCAATTTCAGTTTCGTAATAAACGGTTTCCCTTGAAAGTATGGTGAACTTAGGCATTTGCAATCTCCTTTGCGTATGTTCCAGTAATGTTTGATTCGCATAACCAGTTATCGTCTGACTCTTCGCCCGCAAAATGGCGGGTCTCTGCCAGGTGATGAGCCTCCTCACTGCTCTTCGCCTCTACATCATAGGAATAAGTCCAGTTTTGTGTCTCATGAATTTCAATAGTAAATTTAGGCATTTGATTCCTCCAGATCGTCTGAGTGATACCACTT